GTTCGCTGGGAGTACACGAATGACGTGATCGCTGGCGGCTACCTGTTTTCGTACATCCTGCTCTCGGCACTCGACGGCTACTGGGTAATCGACCTCGCGGCACTCCCGACCTACTGGCGGATGACACTCGTCGGGATTGCACTGATCGTCGCCGCGTGGACCTTCGGCGGTGGGGCTGTCCGGGCGGCCTCGAAGTTCCAAGGCGGATGACCGATATCGACCCCGAACCGCCCTATTCCGAGGCGGAGGTCGACGCAGCCCTTGACGAACTGAACGCGCGGATGGACGCGTTCGACACGCCGACCGAGCGCGAGGCGTACTCGAAGAGCATCGTCGCCTATCACATGCTACTCACCCACGGTCAGCTCCCCGGCGGTCTACTCCCCGCCGATATCGATGACTGACGACCGCCACCACTACCCTGCCGAACTCCCCAGCTGTGCGCCGTGTTACGACCCCCGCCGCACACCGTGTTTCCTGTGTAAACTCCGCCGGCTTGCATGGCTCGTTGATCCCCGACAGCGCCCCTTTCCATGACAGACACGACAGAGCCTGACCTCTCGGACGCACCGCGTCTGCAGGAGCTCCTCGAGCAGCTTCCCGCGTCGACATCGGAGATCGCGACCGCGATGGACGTCGCGAACACGACCGTCGAGTCCTACCGGAACCGACTCGAGGAGGTCCACGGCATCGACCTCGAGTACGACCGCGGAGCGAATGAGTGGTATCGTGCGGGCGTCGTCGACGAACTCACCGAGACGGGCGCCACTGACCTCCCCGACCTCTCCGACGTTGATCAGGGCGAGGATCCCGACCCCAACGACCTCACGGGCCGAGAAGAGTTCGTCGTCCGCGAACTGCAGACCGGCGCGACAGTTGAGGACCTCGCCGAGTCACTCGAAGAACGCCCCACCGTCATCACGCAGTACCTGCGGGACTTGAAGCGCGAGGGGTGGCAAGTCTACATCGACGAGACCGCGGGCAATGTCGCCATCGAGGGTGAATACACGCTGCGGTCGAGCGAACACAAGGGCACCCGGACGCGGAAAGCGAACCGCTGGTGGGAGGCCACTCACAACGCCATCGAGCGCGAGTGGAACGGCATCGACTCGTACCGCGTTCCGCTCGTCTCCGAAGACGGGAACGAGGACTGGGTCACCCACATCACTGACACCCACGCCGGCGATATCGTCCGGGACTACGCCGGCGACGTGGTTTACAAGACCGAGGACATCCCGGACATCTTTCAGTACATCACGAAGCAGTCCATCGCACTCGCGGAGAAACACAACGCCACCTATGACACCGCCCACCTTCTCTACGGTGGCGATCTGGTCACCAACGAGGCCATCTACGAGGGGCAGTTCGAGGACCTCGATGCGTGGCTTGACGAGCAGGCTGACGTCGTCCAGGACGCACTCATCCAGCAGGTCTACGCCTTCAGCGAGCACTTCGACGCCGTCAACGTCGTCTGCCAGATCGGGAACCACGGCGTCAATCGAGCCAGCGGGACGTCGAAACACAACAACGCGGACCTGCTCGTCTACAAGGCGTTGCGGAACTACATCGGGAACGCGCAGTCGCATCACGACGCCCTCCAGAACGTCCGCATCAAGATCGGCGAAGCGCGGCCGTACACACCGGTCCGTCTCCGCGGCGGCGATATTCACGGCCAACTCCGTCACGGGCAGCATCGGAAGCCCCAGGCCGAGACGAGCGCCCGCCTGAAGGAGTGGCTCTCGACGCTACTTGATACCATCAACAGCTCGTGGGGCGCGTTCGATGTGGCGTGGATGGGTCACCATCACGTCTCGGGGCGCATCCCGTGGAACGGGCCGCCGATCATCGTTTCCGGCTCGCCCAAACCCGGCGGCGACTACGTCGAGGAGCTCGGCGTGAAGGGGGCCAGCGTGCAACCCAAGGAGATCGCCCACTGCCACGGCGTCTCCGATGACGGGCTCACGAGCGTCTGGCCGATTGACACGCGGAACTACGACCGATGATCCCGCCTCGCCTTCTCTTCACCCATGCACTCCCGACCGTACGCCCGTCGCGCGCCCTACCGCTGCGACGCTTGCGAGCGGCTGGTCGCACCGCCACACGACTGTTCCGGAGACGGCACCTGATGCACCAACCTGTGAACAGCTGGCCACACAACTCGGTCCCGGATACGGACGAGCACGACTGCCTCTGCTGGCTGCCGGATGGCGACACCCTCCTGCTGTATGATCCCGTGAGTGAGACTTCGGAGGCGTGGCTCTGCTGTGACGAGCCGGTCGACCTCCGGGACTACGCCTGACACACCATGATTTCCGAAGCTACGTTCGCCGACCGGGTCGTCACCCCACGCCTTGAGACGCTGTTCGGCTCCGACGCTGTCGAACACGAGCGGTATCTCGATGGCACTGGTGGCTACGCGGACTACTGGGTTGATCTGGGTGTCGTCACTCTTGCCATCGAAGTCGAGAACGACGCCGACTCGGTTCGAAGTGGCGTCGCGCAGGCGCTAGAGTACGCCCAGAACGACGACCGGGCACTCCCCGCGGTGATCACGCCCGAGGGCTGCGTCGACGAGGCACAGGCCGACCAGTTGCGCGACATCTGCCCGATCGTCGAACTGCCGATCCCCGAAGACATCGACGATGAGTGACCGTAAGCAGATCTCGATTTCGCCGGAGGTCTTCGAGGAGGCCAAGGCAAACAAGGGCGACCGGACGTGGGACGAACTCGTCCTCGACGGCGCCCACGCTGACGAAACCGAGGGACGTAACGATGAGGGGCAAAATGAGGGGCATCCGACGCCGCTCACCGCTGAGGACATCCCGATGCTCCGTCGCGAAATCGGCGAAGAAGTCGAGAATCGCATGACGCGACGATGAGGGGCAGGTGATTGGCACATGGGCTACAAGACTGAGTGCGACGACTGCGGGGACGTCGTCGACGAGGAAGCGCTCTCCCCGCCCGTTCCGACCTACACCTCGCCGCCCCAACCGGGCGATCTCTCCCCGCCGTGAACGCCCCATGCCATTGCGTCGTTGACGAACACCCCATGCCATTCCCCTCATGACATCTTCCGAACCCCTCTCTGATCGCTGCGGTGCGAAGTGCAAGAGTGGGGGCTACTGCACACAGTATCCAGTTAATGGATCCGAGCGGTGCCGGATGCATAGTGGGACCGCGGACAACACGGGTGAGAACAACGGGAACTACAAACACGGCGCGTTCTCGAAGCACCTCCAGTCGGATCTGTCCGAGCGCGAGACAGAGGCCTTCGAGGACCTCGCTGGCGCCCTCGACGATCAAGAGGCCGCCCAAGACGTCGTCCGAGAACTCGCGGCCGAGGCCCTGCTGAAGTACAAGCGGTCGAACGATGCTCGCTTCCTGCGGGAGGCCCGACAGTTGCTTTCCGAGTTCAACATCGCTGACGCAACCGACCACGTCGACGTCGACGGCGTCGAGGGACTGCTGATGAAAGATCTTCGCGAGGCCCACGATGAGTAGTACGACCGCCGATTCTGCGTCAGCATCGCGCCCTCGCCGACCGAGACACTACGCCGAGCGCGCGAAGGCGGGCGACGAGACGTGGATCGAAGACGCCATCGAGGACGTCCTCGGGCTGACAGTCACCGAAGCCCAGCGGACGATCTGTCGGTCGGTCGCCGCGAACCAGAAGACGCTCGTCGTCACCGCGAACGGGCTGGGGAAGTCCTACATCCTAGCGGCGATCGTCAACGTCTGGCTGTACGCGCTGTATCCCGCGACCGTCCTCACGACCTCGGGGACGGAGAAGAAGATGAAGCGGACGTTCTGCAAGCCGGTCGACAACCTCCACTCGAGTGCGCGGATCACGCTCCCTGGCACGTACAAACACCGCCCGGAGCGCATCGAGTTCGACGAGGACCCCGAACACTGGTTCGAGGCGACCAGCCCACAGGACGCCGGCGAACTCGAGGGCGTCCACTCGCGCTACCACCTGAGCATCATCGAGGAGGCTGACAAGAAGGACGTCGACGCCGACACGCTGGACGCGATGGATTCGCTGGTGACCGACCAGCGCGACCGGATGATCGCCATCGCGAACCCGCCGGAGGATGACGCCAACCTTGTCGCGGACCTGATGGACAAGCGGACGTGGGAGACCGTTCGCTTCTCCAGTTTCGATAGCCACAACGTCCAGGTCGAACTCGACAACGTCGGCGGCGAGATGATCGACGGCCTCGCCACACTCTGGAAGATCAAGGAGGACTGGCGCGAGTTCAACGACGAGCCGTGGCCCGGCGTCAAGCAGGCCCAGCGGTGGTCCGATCCGGATAGTGACGAGTTCCGCGAGGAGTTGGACAAGCGCTGGTTCCGGCGTCGTGCCGGGCGCATCCCGCCGGCAGGCGCGAGTGCCAATCGCCCCTTCACCGTCTCCGACGTCAAGGCCGCGTGGGATCGCGAGCCGTCGTCGACGCGCGTCAACCCCTACGGGACTGGGATCGACGTGGCGCGCTCCGGTGATCAGACTGTCCTGGCGAGCATCCACGCCGACCGCTGTGTGATCCACTACGCCGAGACGGGGACGAACCATCCCCAGCAGGAGTCACGGATCCGCAACGGTCACGGCCAGTTCGACGGTCTCAACGCGTTCCATGACCATCCCGGCGCTGTCGACGCTGTCGGCGAGGGGAGTGGGATGGCCGACCGACTCTGCCAGGCTTATCCCGAATTCCACCGCTTCAAGTCGGGGCAGGTGGCCGACAACGAGACCGAGTATAAGGACTGCTGGGCTGAGGCACTCGCAGTGTTCGGCCAATGGCTCAAGGAGGGCGGTTGCATCGAGGATCGAGAGCTCTACGAGCAGGCGCTGATCGCCGCCCGCGTCATCGAGTACGAGGAGAAGTTCTACGCCTCACACGGGCCGGATGGCGCCGAGGTTCTGGTCGCGACGCCGAAGAGCGAGATCAAGGAGCAACTGGACGGCAACCGCTCCCCCGACCACCTCGATGCGGCGATCATGGCGGCGTTCGCGGCCGAGGGGAAGCACTGCGGGACCGGATCGTCCGGCACGGGCGTCTGGGGGTCTAACTGATCATGGACGAACTATCTGACCACATCGATGCCGACGCCGACGGGACGTACGAACTCACCGCGAACGAGTTGGCGGGCATCCAGATGCGGACGATGCTCGCGGCCAATCTCGGGAAGCAGTACGACGGTGACCGCGATCTCTACGATGCGTTCGGCTGGGAGAAACAGCCCGATGTCGAGGACTTCTACGCGATGTACCTCCGGCATCCCTACGCACGGGCTGTCGTCGACATGCCCGCGGTCACGACGTGGCGCGACAGCCCCAACATCGTCGACGAGAAGGACACGGAGGCTGACGAGAACACCGACTTCGAGGATGATGTCACCACGCTCGAGGACGACGAACGGCTCTGGCACTACTGCAAGCGGGCGGACAAGCTCGCCGGCATCGGGGAGTACGGGCTTCTAGTACTCGGCTTCGCCGATGATCAGGACCTCGTCCAGCCGGTCGACGACTCGAAGATCGAGGGGCCGGACGACGTCCAGTGGTTGCGCCCGTTCTCGCAGCGCTCCATCGAGGACCTCCGCCTCGACGAGGATCCCCAGAGCGACCGGTGGGGCTACCCACTGTACTACAAGCTCGATCTCGGTGACGAGGACGACGCGACCCCGTCGACGTCGACGACGGCGTGGGTGCACCACAGTCGCGTCATCCACATCGCGGAGAACCTGCTAGACGACGAGGTCCGGGGGACGCCGCGGATGGAGCCGGTCTACAACGCGCTGTTCGACATCGAGAAGACGCTCGGCGCCGCTGCGGAGATGGCCTACCGCGGCGCCGACTATGGCCTCGCGGTCAACGTCGACAGCGGCTACCAGCTTGAGGATGGCGGGGAGCGGATGGAGAAAGAGGTTCAGGAGTTCATCCACGGCTTCTCGAAGACGATGCAGTTGGAGGGCGCCGAGGTCGAGCAGATCGGCGGCAACGATATCGACCCGACGCCCATCATCGACCCCGAGATCGAGGCCGTCTCGGCGTACACCGGCATCCCGCAGTCCATCCTGAAAGGCAACGAGACGGGCGAGCGGGCAACCACCGAGGACCGCAAGGAGTGGTACGGCAAAGGCGCCGAGCGTCGCGAGCAGATCGCGACGCCGGTGATCGTCCGCGACCTCATCGACCGCTTCCGAAAGTTCGGCGCCGTCAGTGATCCCGCCGGCGATGGCTACGATGTCGACTGGCCGCCGCTAGCGGAGCAGTCCGAGATGGACGAGTCCGAGGTCCAGGTCAACCGCGCGAACGTGCTCAAGCAGGTGCAGGCGTTGCTGGCGGGCATGGACACCGCCGACGTCGTCGAGTTCATCGAGACTGGCGAGTTCCCCGACTTCGGCGCCGAGTCGACGGCTGATGTGCCGCCACTCGACGAAGAGAACGAACAGGTCCAAGAGTACTACAACAGTGCCTTCCCGGATCAGGCAGGGGCGGAGGCCGATGACTGATGGCAACCTGCGACCACGATCACCACCGCGAGTTGGTCGCGAACGAGCAGCAGGACCTGACGAACACGACCACACTCCACCGCCGGGAGTTCGCCCCGGCGCTTACCAAGCGCTTTCGCCGCCTCAAGGGGCTGATCCGCACCACGGTCAGCTACGAGAACGACGCCCTCGAGTTGTCCGCGGCCGAGCCGCGTGAGCAGTTTCAGTTCGAGGAAGACGAGGGGGCGATAGAGAAGTTCGAACTCTGGCTGCAGGCCGCCATCGCCCAAGAAGTCCTCGAACGCGTCCCGCTTCGGCGCATCGAGCGGGGGCAACACTACACCGCGTCGTTCGTGCGGTCGGCGTATCTCCGTGGCCTGCGCGGCGCCGAGCGTCGGCTGGACGACGTCGGCGTCGAGATCGGCGACTCGAACATCGGCGCGATGTTCAACATGCCGATCCACCAGCGGACGGTCCAGACGATCTACACGCGGACCTACGAGAACCTCGAAGGGATCACGGAGGACATGCAGACCGCCGTCCGCGACGAGCTGTCGACGGCGCTGTCGCAAGGCTGGAACCCAAAGAAGGCCGCCACGCAGCTGAACCGCGAGGTCGACGATATCGGCATCACACGAGCGCGGACGCTGTCTCGAACGGAGATCTCGAACGCGTACAACACCGCCTCGGCGCGGCGCTACGAGCAGTCGGGAAACGTCTCCGAGGTGCGGATCCTGACCTCGGACCCCTGCCCGATCTGCAAGACGCTCGCTGCGAACGGCCCGTATCCGGTGTCGGAGGCGGCGACGCTGATCCCTGGCCGCACACATCCCCGTTGCGTGTGCGCTATCGCCCCTGTAGTGTAGGTAGAATACCCAAACTGCACTTGCATTTATGATACTGTAGCGCGTGATGGGTGTATGGGCGGCAAGCGTTATCGAGAGGCATCGTGGCTCAGAGAGAAGTACCACGAGGAGGAACTCACAACAGTCGAGATCGCCGATATTTGTGATGTAGATGACTCAACGATCTACAGGTGGATTGAACGCCACGAAATCGAGAAACGGGACTTCAACCCTAAAGAACGGACCAAAGCAGCCAGAGAAGCCGCCACCGAGAAGTACGGTGAAGGTGGTCCCATCGGAGCGATGTGGAAGGAGAGGACCGACGAGATGATACAGCACGCCAGAACCGCCGCCCCCCTTGGCACGCCTGCTCGTGAAGAGAACGGTATGGCTGGTGTCACTGGCGAGGACGCCCCTCTCGGGGGCGTTACGGGCGAAGACCATCCTGCTCACGGGCACACGCCATGGTCGCAAGGAGTCACCGGGCAGGACCACCCATCTTGGCGTGGTGGGAAAGACATCTACGACGCGGTCAAGAAGCAACTCCCCGGCCCGTCGTGGCGAACGATCCGAAAGCGCCACCGTGCCAGTAAATGTGAGCAGTGTGGGGCGACGGACCAAGAACTCCACCTCCACCACATCGTCCCCCTCCTCGCCGGCGGGACTAACGAGCCTTGGAACCTGATGACGCTGTGCGAGGGCTGCCACACCACAGCCGAGTGGGTAACGCGGCAGTACGACGAGTTCGCCCCCGTTCTCACCGACTGACTGCTCCAACTGCGTGTGTGCGCTGGCGCCGGTTGTATAGGCCGCCCACTACCCGATGACGGCGTCGACGGCACAGGCCTGAGCCAGAGGTTCTGGACTCCTTTCAAGCAATGACAAGTACACTACGCGTCCCTGTCCGGTATCTGCAGGCAGCGGACGATGACGACTTCGACGAGGACGATCCGCCGTGGCGCTTCTCCGGCATCGCCGTCGGCCCTGGCGACGTACTGCACATGGAGGACGGCACGCCCGTCCTGTTCAAGGCAGACGAGCTCCAGGACGCCGCCGACTCACAATCCGGTGAGCCCCTGACTGCGGACCACCCACAAGACGAGTTCGGCCGCCCCGAGTACCCGCCGAGTACGGACGACACCTACGGCAAGGTCGAGAAGTCCGGCTACATCGACGGCAAAGGCGTCGGCTACGAGGCGATCACGCACGACCCCGAGCTGGCGCGCGGCATCTACGCCGGGACGTACGAGGTCTCGATCCATCCGCGGTTCAAAGCCGACCAGACCGACGACGAGACTGGTCTGCTGATGGCCGAGGACGTCGAGTTCCTCGACCTCTCGGTCGTCTCGAAGGGCGATTCGCCCTCGAACACGGCCAACTGGGGGCCGTCCCAGGAGCTGGCGGCGTGGGTCCACGCGGCCCTCAACGATGCCGACCCAAACGGCGCCGAAGCGAGCGCGTCCGCTGGTGAGGGTGACGAGGAGTCCGCACCTGAAAAGCGCGGATTCCTGCAGACGATGGCGGACGTCCTCGGCGTCGATGCCGATCTCACTGCCGATGATACCGAGACAGCACCGGCTGGCGAACAGGGCGACGACGAACCGGCGGAATCCGGCGCGACACCTTCTGACACGATGGACAACAACGACAAGATCCAGACGCTCGTGAGCGAACACGACTTCAACGAAGAGTCGCTCGAGGCCATGTCCGAGGAGGACCTCGACCGACTCTACGAGTCCGTCGCCGAGGCCGATCCCGATGGCGGGGGCGGTGGCGGCGACGGCTCCCAGGACAGCAACACGACTACCGTGGAAGCGGACATCGGCGACCACGACTCCTTCGAGGACTATCTCGACGAACTCGTCGCCGAGCGCGTCGACGAGGCGGAGGCCAACCGCGAACAGGCCGACCTCGTCGACGAGATCATCGCCCACTCCGACAGCTTCGACGAAGACGACCGCGAGGAACTGATGTCCTCGGCGCGCCCCGTCGTGGAGAAGCTCCACGAGGACGCGACCGCGTCGACTGCCTCGCGCCTGCCGGGCGCAACGGGTCGGGGGCAGCAGGTCACCGCCAGTGCTGGCGGTGGCGACTCGGAGAAGTTCGAGGAGATCGTCGGCCAGCTGAATGGCGACGGTACAGGAGGTGACTGAGCATGTCGAGTAACAAGATCGTCATGGGCGGCCCGACCGCCACGGAGAAGGAAGGCGAGGCCGCCGAGAGCATCACGCCCGGCCACCTCGTCGAGTACGTGGGCGGCAACCTCGAACAGTTCCAAAAGCACAGCACGCAGGCCGGCGTCGCTGAGCCGCTGGTCGCGACGAAGGCGCCCTACTCGGGCGATCCGACCAACAGCACCGAAGCGGTCGAGGATGCCTACGCCAACGGCGACTACATGTTCGTCGCTGGACTGCATCGCTTCAACCGCGTCCTCGGGCTGGTGTTCGGTGGCTCGAACGCGGGCGGCGCCGGCGCCGACGTGGCGGCGAACGCGAACATCACGGCGGGCGACTTGCTGGTGAGCTACGGCAACGGCGCCGTCCGGAAGTACGACTCCGCGAACGACTCGCCCGGCGCCGTGATCGGTGTCGCTCGTGAGGATGTCGACAACTCTGGGTCTGCCAGTCAGGCCCGCCTGGTCTACGAGGTGATCTAGAATGAGCACGCAGCAGGTCGGCAGTGCACAGGTGAAGAGTGCGAAGGGGCTGTTCGCGGAAGGCGACGGCGACCGCGGCTTCCAGTACCTCATGGCGTCGGAAGATGAGCGCGCGGAGCTCATCGCTGACGGCGCCCTCGAGTACGAGGAGTGGAAGGATCTCTCGGACGTCGTCGTCGAGAACCGCAACCAGCAGCTGAACCTCGTGAACGACCTTCGCGACGCGGGGCTCACGACCGAGGAGGACCTCGCGACGTGGGTCAGTCGCTGGCAGACGATGGGCGACATCAGCGAGGACGCCGAGATCGGGATGAACCCCGAGGGTAACTCCGACGAGGAGGACCCCGGCTACGGCCTGGACGGCGTCCCGCTGCCGTGTATCTGGAAGGACTGGCGGATCGACCGCCGGCTCCTCATGACGAGCCGCCGTGGCCCCGGCAACGCGCTGGACACGAAGGTGCCGTCGCAGGCAACTCGGGCCGTTGGGAGTACGTTCGAGAAGTACTTCATGAACGGCTGGAAGCGGCCGGTCGACGGCTACGAGATGTACGGCTTCCTCAACCACCCCGACCGCAACACGGTCGCGGGATCGAACTGGCACGACGACACGACAGACGCCGAAGACATCCGCGACGACACGCTGTCGGCCATCGAGGTCCTCGAGAACGACGAGTTCGACGACGGCGGCTACTGGATGTACGTCAGCCGGACGCAGTACCAGCGCCTTCGCCGGATCATCGCGGACTTCGGCTCCGGCAACCCCGGCAACACGAACATGCGCGAGCGGATCCTCGACGAGCTCGCCGACGAGATCAGTCGCATCCGCGTCACCAAGCACGTCCCCGACGGCGAGGCCGTCGTGTTCCAGCCGACCCGCGACGTCGTCGAGCTGGGCGTGGCCGAGGACATCCAGCCGATCGAGTGGGAGAGTCCCAGCGGCTGGACGCTCCACATGAAGATCTTCGGCGGCATGAACCTGCAGCTGGCGTCGACCGAAGCCGGGCAGATGGGCGTCGCTCACATGAGCGGCCTGCACGGGTGATGAGTCATGAGTGAGTACCGCTTCACCGGCACTCGGCTCGTCCGCGATGGCGGGCAAACGACGATCACCCGCGGCGACGTCATCGAACCGACTGAGGCCGAACTCGAGGCGTTCGGCGATCTCTTCGAGCGCGTCGACGAAACCGACACGCTGGACGCGGCGGCTGCGGACGGCGACGAGTCAGACCCCGAACCGCCGTTCGACCCAACTGAACTCACCGTGGCCTCGGTGCGAAGTAACCTCGACGAGGGCGACTACTCTGCGGCAGAACTCGACGCGATCGAGGCTGCCGAGCGCGCCGGCGAGGAGCGCTCGACCGCCCTCGACGCCATCGAGGACGCTCGCGCGTCTGAGGAGTGACCTAACCGATGGCCTACGACTCGGAGTCGGACCTGAAGTATATCGACGGGCTAGCGGCGATGCCGCTTACTGGCCCAGATCCGTTCGACAAGGACGACAAGCTCCAGGCCGCCGAGTCGGCGGAGTCGCTGCTCGAGGCGCGTGCCAACGACGGGCGTGCGATCACCGACCCCGAGGCACTCCATCGGACTGCCGCGAACGCCTACGCCTCCTACATCCTCCTGTCTGGCGTCGAGCATCCCAACTCGGCGCAGTCGGGCGACTTCTACAGCGGCTCCAACGAGGACGTCGCGGAAGTCGCCTCGGAGATGAAGAACATTTGGGAGGACTCGGTGGCGGCAATCCTCGAAGCCGACCACGACGAGAGCGTCGGGACCGCGAGCATCAACGTCCCTGACATCTGACGGTGACTCGTATCGATGGCTTCGGCGACGCGGCAGACGAGTTCGCCGACTTCGCCGACAACCTCCGCGAGGCCGCCGCTGGCGTTGATGCCGCCGTCGATGGCGGGGCCAAGAAGACGAGCGAGCAAGTCGAAGGGACGGCGAAGGAGAAAGTCGCAGTCGAAAGCGGGACCCTCCGCTCGTCGATCTCACACCGCCGCATCGACGTTGCGGAGTACGTCGTCGGCACGCCGGTTGACTACGGTCCAGACGTCGAGTTCGGCACCCAACCTCACGTAATCACGCCGAATGACGGCGAGTTCCTGTACTTCGAAGGTGAGGACGGCCACCTGATCCGCAAGCGGTCCGTGAACCATCCCGGCACGCCTGCCCAGCCGTACCTCCGCCCGGCGCTGCGGGAGCATCAGTCGGATCTATCGCGGAACATCGCGGAGGCCATCAACGACCTGCTTCGCAGGGTATTCTGATCATGACACCACAGGAGGTCCTCGACGCAATCGTCGCGGCGCTGGAGAACTCGTCGCAGTTCTCCGCCGGCGACTACGTCACCCAAGAGATCGACCCCAACGGCGCGGGCAACCGGTACGATCAGCCCATCGTCGAACTACAGTTCACGGGCGGCACTCGAGCCGACCAGTGGAATACCGACCTCGTCGGCTACACGACCGACGGAGCTGGCAATCGGACAGGCAAGATCTTCGAGCCGACATGGGAGGGCGTGGGCATCCAAGCCGATATCTGGGTCGCGGCGGGCAACACGCAGCTCGATGCCACTGACTTAGGGGGTGACCTCGAGCAGGCGTTGTACCGTCACGACTCTCAAGGCCCGGATGTCTCCCTCCCCGACGGCGCGGGCGGTACGGCTGACGATATCGAGGAATTCCTCGTCGGCGAGGGGCGTCGGCAGGATGATCTTGCCGGTCCAGGCGTCCGCCGATGGCGCCACGACCTCACCGTCGACTTCACGGATCGCGTGACGACCGAGGCGGAGTACGTCGAGGTCGTCGACACACCGACCGATGGCGACAGTACGGGCGGCGACGCCGTCGCCATCGAACTAACCGTTTCTTAACCATACGACATGACTACGTACGGCAACACGTCACGGATCTCCGTAACGACGGAGGGCGGCGGGATTGGGGCGCTGAACCTCGATTCCGTGCAGAAGGTCGTCCTCTTCGCCCGCGGCGATCCCGGCGCAGGCAGTGCATCGACAAACGACCCGACACGCGTGTCGGGGCCGGGCGAACTCGAATCGACGTTCGGCGCGGACACCGATATCGTGGAGGCATTCCGCGGGGCGGCTGCGAACGGCGTCTCCTACGACGTCCTCTACGGGGTGATGCCCGCGACTCAGAGCGCCACCGGCGAGGCAGTCGCCGGCGGTAGTGGCACGCTCGGCAACACGCCCATCATCGAGGACACCGCTGAGCTCACGGTCACGAACACGACTGCGGGCGCCGACGAAACGCCGGTGTTCCGGTACGAGAGCCCGCCCCAGACGGGGTCGCTCGCGGACGACGAGGTGGCGATCAACCCGTTCACGGGCGAGGTCGAGGCGGGCGACGCCGACGACTACGAGGTCGACTACAAGTGGCTCGACTGGCAGTCGGCGTTCGACGCTGCGACGAACGTCGTCCAAGAGCAGGAGGAAGGCCTCTGGTACGTCCGCTCCGAATCGGAGTCGGCCGTGTCGGATGCTATCGCGACGGCGACGCCGCTGCGGGAAAACCAGTGGAAGATGGTTCGCGTCGCCGGCGACGCGGAGCCGAACGCCACGCAGTCGGATGGGTCGGCAGAGATCGATGTCGGGAGCTACTCCGACAATCTCGACGACGACGCGCTGTTCGTCTTCGGGCCGGTCCGACAGGCCAACGCCGCCCATGCTGTGTCGGGCGGTATCGCGGGGGTGCTCGGTGGCGTCGCGACGACCGAGTCGATCCTCGGGCAGAGTCTGACGGGGTATGGCGACCTCGTCCAGACGCTGAACGTCCCCGATCAGGAGGATCTGGAAGACGCGGGCGTCATCCCCATCTCGGATGCCGGCGCCCCGAGCATCGAGAGCAACCTCTCGACGTCGACCGAGACGGGGTGGACGCGGTCGTACTTCGCGCGCCGACTCGCGGACCGACTGATCCTCGCGGCCCGCGCCATTGGCCGGGCGACGCGGGGCGACATCGCGAACGACAACACGACGCGGCTGATCGAAGGCCGGCTCGGCGACGAGATTCTCGACCTCGTGGACGATGGCGTCCTCGAGCCCAACTCGCAGGCCGAGACCAACTGGTTCGTCACGGCGAGCGAGGACCCGGACAACCCGCGCAAGATCAACGTGAGCTTCGGCTTCACGCCGGAGGGCGTCGTCGACACGCTCGACTTCTCCGCCACGATCAACACCTGAGGTGACCAGACATGAACAAGAATGAGACCGGCAAGGACGGCGAACTCACCGTCGAGACCGAGAACGGGACGCGTACCGTGCCGTTCACGAACGCCGACTACGAGATCAGCTACGATATCGCGGAGTCGGAGTTCAACGACTCGATGGAGAAACCGTCTGCGTACACCGGCAAGCGTGCCTCGGGGACGATCGAGGCCGAGGGATCGAAGGCCGAGCTGAAGCGGCTCATCATGGACGAACAGGGGATGCCCGTCGAGGACATCCGCATCGAGATCTTCGGGAGCGAAGGCGGCGACCGCTTCACCGAGGTCAAGATCGAGTCGTTCGGACGAGAGTTCCCCGGCGGCGACAAGACGACGACGGAGATCCCGTTCCAGGCCGACAAGCACCGGCCGATCAACCTCTAATGATTCATGAGTGACGACGCCCTCGACGTCTACGACGAGATCACGGGTGGCGAGCGGGCCAACGGCACGTTCACGCTCACGCTCGGTGAGGAAGACGACGCAAAGGAAATCCAGTGGGACGTAACACCACTCCCGCGGCCGCAAAAGAACGAACTCCTCACACATCTCCCCGACGGTTACTTCGACCCAGTACTCGACCTTGAGAAGGTCGATGTCGACGAAGACGAGCTGGAGGCGATGGACAAGGACGAGGTGATGTCGCTGCTGAAAGAGCACGATGTCGACCTCGCGGAGGCGACGCGGTCGATGCTTCTCGACGAGGAGGGGACTGACGAGGCCATCGACTCGATCGTCGAGAGCTTCGAACACCCGAAGCTCAGCGATCAGAAGACGGAGGTGCTGGTCCGCTCTTCGAAGTTCCCCGACCCAGCCTTCGAGAACGCCCTACGGACGGTGCTGGAGGTGTCGTCCGCCGACGACGACGTCGTCGAGTTTCGCTCGGAGAGATAGCGGGCAGGTGCTTCTAGAGAACATCGAAGCGTTCGGCATCGACGGCGTCGACAGCGTCCGCGACCTGACCGAAGCGCAGTACGTTTTCATGCACGAAGCGCGGCGGACGCGCCGCGACCGAGAATCACCCGAGACAGGAGGCCTCTGACTGATGGAAGTAGAGACACTGAAGGCGAAACTCATCGCCCAGAACCAGCTCAAGACAGAGCTGATCGGGACGGCAGCAGCGGCGGACCGTGTCGAGAGTTCGATGCGCGAGGGCGCGGTCGCCGGGACGGAACTTGCCGCCGGTATGTCCCTCAGCGAGGACGAGGCCTCGGCGCTCGCACGGAACCTCGGCGACGCGAATTCCGAACTCGCACAGGGCGCGGCCCAAGGCGCGGTCTACGCCGAGGGCATGAGCGAAGTCGCCCAAGAGCAGGCGGAGGCCTCGGCGGCGGCGGCAATGCTCCAGCAACAGATCGAACGCGTTGGGGACGAGGCGACCCAGAGTGGACTAAAGGCTCGCTTCTTCGGTGAGTCACTCGACGATATCGACGCCGTGGACCTCCGAGCGAACCTCGGTCCGCTGTCCGGGTCCATCGCGAGTGTCGGGGCGACAGCCGCGGCAGCGACGCCGGCGATCCTCGGCATGGTCTCGGCGGTTGGCGGGCTGTCCGCCGGTGGCATCCTCGCCGGCGCGGGCGGGGCCGCGCTGTTCGCCGGCGGGATCCAGAAGCGCGCGGAGGATCTCGCAGCCACGACAGAGCGCTTCGAAAATGCCTCTGAGGCATCCGAGGCGATCTGGACGAACGTGAAAGAACAGATCGATCAGGCGACAGCACCACTCCAGACCGAGCGGTCCGCGCAGTTCGCGACGGAGAACCTCGAGGCGCTCGTCACCCTCTCGGGGATGGCCGCCGACGAACTCGCGGACGTCCAAGACACGCTGTATCCGTTGCTGTCGGGGCTCCGCGCGTCTGCCCTGCAGGAGGCCCCTGAGTTCTTTGATGCGCTTGGGGATAGTGTCGAGCGCCTCGAACCGCAACTGCGCGGGTTGGAGTCGGTTATCGAGGCGGCGCCGGACGCAGTCAGGTACTTCACCGATGCGGCGGTCCGGCTCGGTCCGGAGCTGACGCACCTCGCGTGGTCGGCAACACGACTCGCCGCCGAGGCTGGTGAATTGGGACTGACCATCGGCGAAGTCACACTCCCGCCACTGAATACGTTGCTTGACGTCGCCGCGTGGGGGTTGGATCTGTTCAACAGTCTCCCCGGCCCGATCAAACAGGCAGGCGTGGCGGCGGCGCTGGCGGCGGGCGGTGTCACTTTGCTGTCGGGGGCGGTCTGGTCGCTCGCAGCAGCCCTGTGGGCGACCGGCATCCCCGAGATCGCGATCCTTGTCGGCGTCCTTGTCGGGGCGCTGGCCGGGCTGGAAGCGAAGTTCGGGCTCGTGTCCAAATACCTCAATTTGCAAGTCGCCCTCTGGAACGCGTGGGTCGACGTCGCGGAACTTGCGACCAACCATATCCTCGGCTTGGCGCAGTCAGTCACAGATCTCTTGGGCCCCTTCACGATGCTAATACCGGTGTTCGGGCCGGCGCTATATCTACTCGGGAACCTTGACCGAATCCTCCAGAGCGCTGGCGACGCCGCCGCCTGGCTTGGTGGCTATCTCGGCTGGCGGACAAGTATCTCGGGCCGGTGCTCGACAAGCTCGACAAGGCGAGCGAGAAATCCGAAGAGGTTGGCGGCGTCAACCTCGAGTTCGCAAAGATCGGCGACGATGGGGATGGGAGTTCGAACAGCGGATCTGGTGGCGACAGCGGCAACTCTCCACCGTCACCGCCAGCCGCGCCCGGACAGACGGCGGGCGACGGTAGCGGCACGACGGTCGACATGTCGAACTCCGAGTTCTACGGCTCCAACAAGAGCGACGTGAAGACGTGGGTCAAGGAAGCTATCGAGGAGTCGAACCGGTCGAGCCGCCGCCGCGAAGACGCGCAGGGAGGCTAACCCATGCCTGATACACGCCCGATCACGCGGTTGGGAGAGATCGTCTTCGAGCGATTCCCACATCCGCCCCTGGACGTGGATGGCGGCACGAAGACAGCCCGGCACGAGCCGATTGGCGAACCGGACGTCATCGACTACATGGGCCGAGGGGCGAAGTCGTTCACACTCCGCGGCCACTGCCATCCCGAGACGGCCACGCAGATCGACGCCCTCTCCGAGCAGAGCGTTCACGAACTCCGTCACTCCCGGTGGAGCGGGCGCGTCCTCGTCGAGGGCCACAACACAGAGTCTGACGGCGCCTTCCTCGATCCGGAGCAAGGCATCCTCCGCTACACCTACACCATCAACCTCACGGAGATCATCGAGTAATGCCGACGCGCCAGCTCACCGCCGCGGTCGACACACCAGTGGGGACGCTCGTCCCCGCTGATGACGAGGCACTTCGGCTGACGGTCGACCGGCGGAACACAGCAGCCGAACTCACGACGAAGGGCCTGATCGACACGATCCCTGCCGAGGACGTTCCGGTCCAAGCATCGGTGATGGGTGAGCAGATCTTTGCGGGGACCGCGACGGACACCCAAGAGACTGGCGACGGTCGTGTCTCGATCACGGCCTACGACGCAGCTCGTGACCTGAAGCGGGCGACGTTGAGCCAGTCCTACACCCAAGCGAGTCTCGCAACGATTGCCGAGGATGCCTGTCAGCAGGCCGGCATCGACTACGATCTCGATCTCCCACGCGAGACGACGTCAGCCGAGTACCCGGACAAGCGGTGTGACGTCGTCCTGCAGAAGATGGCGGACCTGGGAAAAGCCGTCTGGGTGGTCGACCCGCAGGGAACCGTCGTCGTCACGCAGGATGTGGGTGGCTTGTCCACCGAGCATCAGCTTGAGTACGTCCTCGATCACTCCGCCGGCAAGGCCACGCCCGCGTACCAGTCCGTGCGTGTCTACGGCGCGTCGCCGGCGAGTGCGGGGACGTCGAATCGCTCTGGCGGCCAGTCAGCGATGCACCTGCTGTCCTCGGCGCCGATCACGGCCACGGCTGGAGATGGCGAGCCGAGGTACACGTACACAGACGACGACATTCGCACCCAACAGCAGGCCCAGAACGTCGCGGATCGCGTCCTGCAGAAACTCCAGACCCAGCGAAAGAGCGGCTGGATCGATATCGTGGGCGACCCGACGATCAGGCCGTACGACACCGTGACGATGCCCGATCATCTCGGCGGCGAGTCCTATCTTGTCTCGGGCGTCACGCATCGCCTGAGTGCCGATAACGGCTACACCACACGCCTGTCCTGTGGCGGGGTGATCGACACGTGACCACCGAGGACATCGACGACAGCGAACGTGGGCGCATCCTGCAGGTCGTCCGCAGCGAGCTATCGATGCTCCGGATCGGGCGCGTGACCACCGTGTGGACACACACCACCGAGACCGACCAGAGCAACCACGAGGTTGACGTCGCGATCCCGCCAGGCGAGTCCATGCAGGAGCCGGATCGCGTCCCGATCATGCAGTCGACGAGTGGGGCGGCGTACGTCCCCCGAGAGGGCGACCTCGTCCTCGTGGGCTACCTGCAGGGGAGCGGCGAGCGGCCAGTTGTCCTCGGCGCCGTCTACGGCGACGCCGATGCTGACCGTGCGCCGCTCGCGGATGAGGGCGATGTCCGCATTCACCGCGGCCAGCTCTACTCTGAACTCGCTGGCGATGGGTCCGTCGCACGGATCGCGAAGAAGCCCGGCGATCAAGACACACCGACGGCCCGCGTCGAGATCGATGACACTGGCTCGGTGACCGTCGAAACAGACGGCGACATCACCATCTCAGCAAATGGCGACGTCGTGATCGACGAGGGGGGCGAGGCCAAATCGGTCGCGACGGCTGACCACACGCACGACTACTCGTGGACGGACGCCGGTGGCAGCGGGATAACCGGCCCGCCGAGCGAGACGACCAGCACGGAGATCGAGTGACAACCCATGCCCAGTGACTTCGAACTCAGCGAGGACAGAGGTATCGCCACGGAGAACGGGCGATTCGGAACGGTCGATGGCGACGCCTTCGTCCGCCAGCACGTCGCGATCGCGGTGTTGGATGTCCTCGCAGAGCAGCAGTACGGCCGCCGGACCGAGGAGCTGATCGAGGACGTAAAACTCGCCCTGCGCCGGCGGTTGGAAAACCACGACAATGTTGACAGCCTCGTCAGGATTAGCATCGACCGCGAGGCGCCCCCGCGCGTCCTTCGTGGTGAGATTGTTACCGACGCGGTGTCGGTGCCATTCGAGGGGTCACTCTAACCAATGTCGCTCACAGCCACCGGATACGACACACTGGACGAACAGGAGATCTACAATACGCTGGCGACGCTGTTTCGGGAGCGGGCCAAGACAGATGCGCCGATCCGGGACTACGCAGCCGTCTCGCAGGAACAGTCGACGCCGACGCTCCTCGAAGCGAGCCTCTTGGCCCAAGCCGCCACATTAGCGACAACCCAAGAGGAAGCGCTCGCTGAGGTCTCCGAATCCGGCTTCATCCAGACCGCGACTGGGGAGGCACTCACGCGGCTCGCCGAAGAACTCGGACTATCCCGCCGTCCGCCAGTCGCCGCGACGGGCGTCGTCGAGTTCTCCCGTGATTCGGCGGCCAATCAAGACTACGTGATCCCCAGCGGGACGGTCGTCCAGACGGCGGGGACAGACCCAATTCGGTTCACGACTGTCACGACCGCGACGATCAGCTCCGGATCCACGTCGGCGCAGGCGACGATCAAGGCAACTGAGCCTGGGGACGAGGGGAACGTCGGTCCGGGGGCGATCACCGTGATGCCCAGCCCGCCAGCGGGCGTCCAGAACGTCACGAACCCTGATGCGACAGGCGACCCCTCGGTGACCGACACGCGGGGGGATCCGCTCGTGTCGGGGCGTGATCGCGAGTCCGACAGCAGTCTTCGGGAGCGAGCGCTTCAGCGTACTGACTTTGGGGATACGGCTACAGCCGGCGCTGTGCGGACGTCACTCTCCAATATCGATGCGCTCGATTCCTATGCAGTCAACCATAACCCCGAGTCGACGGCCACGGCCGACGGCCTTGATCCGTACCACACGGAGGTAATCGCCTACGGTGGCGCCGCGAAGGAGATCGTGCTCTCGCTGCGGGACGTGATGAGTGTTGGCGACTTCCTTCGACTGCAGTCCGTGCATGGCACGGCTGACTCCTACACGACGACCATCGACTTGCTCGAGGACTCCTACGACATCCCGATCAGCCGGCCGACAGTGAGCAATGTCGATGTCGATGTGACGGTCTCGACGCAGTCGGAATGGGCTGGCACTGCCGCAGTGAAACGCGAAATCGTCGAGTACCTAGGTGGCACGGACGCTGATGGCGAGTTCGTGCCTGGACTTGGCGTCGCGGCAGACGCCTACATCGGCGAACTCCGGAACCGAATCACGGATCTGGACGGTGTGGTGGCGCTGACGAATATCGTGGTCGACGACAACGGCGATGGGACGACCAACACCACGGCCGATGCGAACGGTGTCGAGTACTACGATGTAGGCGCGGCCGAAGTCGTCGAGACGAACGTCTCGGACGGCTCGGTGACGGTTACCCGCAACGCCATCTGATAACTGATTCACCATGCCCTACGGATTCAACGACAGCACAGAGGTCGCCGTCCTCGAGGATTTCTTCGACGGGCGGACGTTTGAGATGGGCCTCTACAACGACGGGACGGACAGTCTGACAGACAGTGACGGGGTGGGTGCGGTCAACACCGAGCCAGATGGTGCGGCGTACTCGCGACCGACCGTCGACGGCAGCGGTGACGTGACAGTGACCTCAAACAGCGGGACGGCAGTAGTCGATGTCGCCGCACAGCTGTTCGACGTCTCTGATGACGGCGAGAACGTCGACGCGTTCTTCCTGTATGACCCGTCTGATGGGTCATTTTTCCGCGGCGAGATTGACACGTCCTCGCTCGGGAACAACTACGTCGACCTCTCGCCGAACACGTCGGTCAAACTCGGCGGCGTGATCACGGGGTTCGAGGGGTGAATAGATGACCGATAAAGTTCTCGTGCAGGACGAAGCGGCGTTCAACGTCGCGGATCACGACACCAACTACGCCGCCTACTTCGGGGCGCTCGCCCATGCTGGCCGGCCAGTAGGATGTGTCGTCGACGGGCTGGCGCTGACGAACTACGCGGCCTCGACGCCGGCGGTCGACGTGACCGCGGGGAAGGCCGTGGTGACTCGCTCGTCGGCTGTCGACGGCGGGGACACGATTATCGAGGGACAAGCTGTCGTCGCCCAACTGGACGCACGGGGTGGTATCGTCCTGGCCGATGGCGCGGTCAACGAAATCTTCGTCGCCATCGACACGGATGCGATGGACAGCCCTCGGATCACCGCCTCGACGAGTGGGGCCCCAAGTGACCCCTCGGTGAAGATCGGGGAAGTGGACACGGGTAGTGATACCGTCTCCTCGCAGTGGTATCTGCTCACCGACAGCGGGCAACTCTCCTTCCCTTCTGAATCGGCTGTGAGTGAAGCATCGGACACGCTCCGTGAGGGCACACAGATGTTCTCCCGCGCAGACAACGCGTACTTCAAGGTGACATAACATGGGATACGAATCACTCGGCGGTGGCGGCTTCGACTACGTGCAATCGACTGCCCCTGCTGATCCAGACGCAGGTGAGACGTGGTTCGACACGTCGGTAAATAATGGCGCAGGCAAAATCTACGCTGATTTAGGAAGTGGATCGCAATGGCATACTTTTCCGACACAAAAAGAACTCGCAGAGGGGCGGACGCGGGAGCTGCTGCTGCTCTTACAGGACAACCCCATCCCCGAGGTTCAGGACCCGATAAATTTCCAGAGCAGTCTATCGAATACAGTCACAACAGATGATAATGAAAACTATATTATTAGTTTGTCATCAACTACAGCTTTACTTAACAGCAGTGGCAGTGAGGGGTTTAGCATAACAGATGGTGGTGTAGTATTCAACCCAAATGCCGAACTAAAAAAATTAGAATTCACGGTGTCATCTGGTAGTCCAGAATCAGTTGATAATGTTAGAATCCTAAAAGTAAGCGACAGCACAGAAATTGAAAGCTTTGGTACAGTAGCGGCTGGCGAAAAGGCAACCTCTAATAAAACATTTTCAAGTGGTGTGGATTATGCACTGGTAGGAGACACACAAGACGATGGACAAGACTTTTCTTCAGATAGATTTCCTGCCACTTCTACTAACGTTGATATTGTTGGTGGATGGTCTGGTGGGACTAGTGGTGAAGGGTATCATTTTCAAAGCGTAACTGGTTACGCTGAAGCGAATAATGGATACGTAACTGATGAATACACAGCCCCGACGACCGCCCCCGGCGACTTCAAGCAGTGGAACGCAATCCGTGCCGAAGACGTGACTGCGGGCGGATCGACCTCGCCCACTCCCGTCGAGTTTGACATTCTCGACAGTAGTGACGCGGCTGTCAACTCGGCACGCATCCCGGCGTCGGAGATCGCGGACTCCCCGTTCAGTCTGCGGGATCGAGAGTGGTCGGCGTCTGCCTCGGCGGGACAGTCCGAGTTTGTCATCCCCGAGACAGGGGCGGGCGGCCACTACGGAATCCCCGTTTTGAGTGTGGCGACTGTCGAGCGGAATGGGAGCGTCCTCGACCCTGATACGTGGGAATTCGACAGCACAGATACCGTAACGCTCGACAACGGAGCGAGTGACGGAGATGCTATCACCGTCTCATATGACTTCGATGTATTCAACTCGACGCTCCAACCGAGAGCGCACCTGTCCCGTGAGTCCGCGAGTGAGGCAAGCCCGAGTATCAGCCACTTCCGCTACGAATACGTGGTGTAATCCATGGATGACACTGCCCAGCGCCGACAGCGAGCCGAACAAGACCTCAAACAGCGCCGTCTGAAGAAACAACTGAGCGAGAAGGCCCGCACACACATCGACGAGGCTCATCGGCTCGAAGAACAGGCTAACATCCAGAAGATGAGCACCGAGGATCAGATGCTCTATCACTACATGGTCGCCATTTCGACCGTGCTGGAGCAGGACTACGACATCTTCCTCGATAGGGAGTGAGCAATGCCAGGCATCGGCCAAGTGGGAGTCGGGACTGCCGCTATCGGCGGTATCACGGTTCTCACGGCGGCGACACACGGCGCATCGGCGTCGTCGACACCGGCGACGCTCACCGCCGAGTACGAGGCCTCGCCCGTCTCGCACGGCGCGACGGCCACGTCCGAGGCGATCCCGCCGGTCATCTTGGAGCCACGAAATCTCACCGTCTACTACGACGAGCAGGCCAGCGAGTTCCGGTCTGAGTGGTTCCCAAAGCGCGTCCCCGACGACGGGGAGCGGTGTGTCTGCTTGACTGCAGCATTCCGGGCGAACAGCAGTCCAGACGCCTTCGAGGTTATCGTCGAGCGCGACGATACTGGCGATGGGCAACCTGACGGGCAGACGCGCCGCTTGGAGGTGGCTCCCCAGACAGGCATCACGTTGCTCACAGAGTCGAATACTGACTTCGAGTTCGCCGACGATGCGCGGTACCGCGTACGCTTTCCCTCGTACGCCCAACCCGACGTCGTTACACAGTTCCATCTTGCGCTCGCCATCGATTCCCGCCAGCGCCTCAAAGACGCATGGCCGCTCGCGGCAGTCGATACGGCGGATCCAGCGGTCACGGACCTGCTGAATGTTCTCGGCACCTCACTCACGCGAGAGACAGCGCGGATCGACGAAACCTACGACGAGCACTTCGTCGGCACGGCGAGCGGCCAGCGACTCGAGGCCCACGCCGAAGAGGTGGGGCTCAACCGGCGCGGCGGGGAAACAGATCGGGAACTCCGGATTCGAGTCCAAGTCGCCAAGGTCGCCGCGACGACGTCGACGACGCTCGACGAATTCGCGCGGGCGCTGCAGGTCATCTTCGGGTCTGCAGCTCAGACCGCAACGGTAGATGCGGTCGCCGGCGAGGCGGCGGTTGAGGTGACGATTCCGGAGGCCGCACTCGAGGCGACGCCGCTGGGTGCCGGCACAGTCGAGAACCTTCTGCAGTCGACGACGAGCATCGGCGAGGGCGTCCGTGTCCGCGTCGAAGGCTCGTTCAGTTTCGGTGGCGAGGAAGGGACCGGCTTCGGCAGCGGCAGTCTCTCGCGACGCATCATCGACTGACCGGCAGTAGCGACAACGACAGCCACAGCACCAGCATCAGGAAGCGTTTCTATGCCAAGTCAACAGACCGAGCAAGAGGACATCGACTGGGGCGCACAGGGCGTTCAGCCACCGAACGGGCATCAGTTCACTGACGACGACGAGAGTAATCCTGGCGAAGAGGAGCCCGCCGCAGACACCTTCAACTGGCTCGTCTACGGTTTTATCCAGCTGAAGAACAACGTTGCTGCCGACATCAGCAACATCCTCGACGGGACGCTCAAAGTGGGCGACGCAGAAAGTGCCGATGTCGCCGACTCGGCGAACGCCGTCGACGGCGGGGACGTGAACGGGGCCGTCGATGAGGCGGATATCAGCGACCAAACTCGTGGCTTCGACGTTCGAGCATCCGATCCGTCAGACCCCGCTGACGGACAGGTGTGGCTACGGAGCGATCTGTGATCCCTGGAGCGTGAGAGTGCGTGGCCCAAACCTATACTAGTCAGTGGTTCCGCATCTCGAACGGCGCGATCACGACCCACAACCCGCAGTCGCTTGTCCCGACGCCGGCTGATATCCGCATCCTGTCGGCTGACATCCAGTGGGAAGGCATCGAGACGAGTAAGACGACCACGTCGACGAACACCAACTCGAACTCTCAAGACTACACGTCGATCAGCTCGACGACAACGTGGTCAGTCAATTCTCCTTCGCAGCCCGCGGGGTCGTTCGAAAAGGCGGTCGCTGAACTCAACTATGCGGGACCCCTCCCCGAGACGGCAGTCGATTTGTCAATCGCGTTCGGTGGGGAGACGACGCAGACCACCGCCGATGCTGGCCAAGGCGCGTATCTCACGATCACCGATACGTCAGGGATTCCGTCGAAAGCCGACTTCTCGTGGTCGCCCAACAGTTCGACGAGTAACACTGCCGAGGTCTATTCATCGGTCACGGTCTACACGAGCGAGACGACGACCACCTACTACGATACGACTGATCCGAGAGCGACACGAGATGTCCTCGGGGAGTCGGGGGGGATTACGCTCACAGACGGCGAGCGGTCCTCCTGGTTCGCACTCGACAGCCTCGAGCCCGATCCTGAGGAGTTCTATCACGACATCGACGGCTCCGGCGAGGCACGCTTCCGGTTCCGATTCGACTGGGAAGAGAAGTTCCCGACGGCGCTGAAACAACTCCGCGTCTACGACGCCGATACGGATGGGATTCGGACAGTCGCGCTCGCCGATCCTGCCGACTCGCAGCTGGACTACAACGCTATCCGGACGGCTGTTGGGGGGACGGTCTACGCGATCGACGTCGTCGACCCGAGTGATCCTGACGCGATCTCCTCCCACCGCATCCAGCATCCGACTCACGGGACGTTGTGCCCGAGAGCCTCCGGCACCGTGTCGGTGTAGCACGACTCCTTTTCAGGCGAGATGCTCGCGGCCCCACGCCGGCGATTCTGGGTGTGGGCGATACACATCGATAGCGGGGTGGGTAGTGACGACGCTGGCGCCGAACGGGGATGGAGGGTTGGGGAGTGATCGAACAGACCGCATGCGGAGACCAGTGGGGTCAACTGCTCCGAATGGACATGCCCATCAAGTGGGCAGGGGGCAGTATACCAGCCAGAGTTGTAAAAGTCCGTCAGACAGGCGTCAGCCTACAGTTGAAACGGTGGGGTTACTCGCCACCGCTACCCATCTCTTCAAACAGATCTTCGGCTTCCATGTCGAGCGTGGCCGCGAATTCTGCAAAGGACATCGGCGTACCGATGTCCTCATAGATGACGCGGGCTAACCCACCGAGCTGTACTGCGATCAGGAACTCAGAAAGCTCTCCTTGTTCTCGGTGCTTCGTGACCACCTCGAGTAGATCGTCTTGGAGCTGCTCGGCAGCCTCGTTCGCTTCTTGGGACCCTAATTCGAATTCGTCGTCCATACGCCTCGATGACAGCGCCACTCCTTTACGCTGTTCCCATACAGGGGTTTAGCGCTTAGTCAAAACGGCGCGGGCGACAACTCATCCAGCAGATCTACGGTCGCTACACGCTACTTTTCGAGCCCAAATCGATCGATGAGGCGGGTTTGAGTGCGCCGAGCGGCCTCGGTCAATTTGTCGTTCTCATATTGGGCTACAGATAGAGCATCGACGATGATGTCTGCCTGAGCCTTCGTGAGTTCAACACGCTCGGAATCCATCTCTACACCGAGAGTTTCCCCTTGCACCGTCCGCTCGATCGTATCTCCCATGTACATACGAACCATCTCTTCATCGGACAGATCAGAGAATTCATCTGACATCGGACCCATCTACCACGCCTGGATAAATCAGATTTCGGGGGATCTTGATACGATCATTTTACCATCATAACTGCTCCATCAGTTCTTCACGCTTCTCCAGCCGCCGCGACTGCTCCTTGACCTCGCGGATCCCGCCGATGTTGAAGTCGACGACCGGCTCATCCCCACTCTCGTCGAGCGTGATCACGCGGCGCTCCGCCAACTGATTCGCCGCGCGGGAGATGTGACTCCGACTGCTGGCGTCAGGATACTCCTCAATCTCGCCGAAGGTCACCGCCTCACCGGCTTCCAGAATCGTCGCGGCGATAGCCTTCACGTACCGCTCGGAGACGTTGTTCGCATCCTTCGCGGCCGCGATCTGCTCGCGGACCGTCTCGTCGTCGACGAAGTCCTCGTAGTCTGTCGGCACGATCACACCGCTGGCTTCCTCGGCGGCCTCGCGCAGGCGCTCGTTCTCAGCCTCGAGCGAGTCGATCCGCTCGTGGGCATCCTGTAGCCTGCCACGCAACTCCGTGACTTCCTCGCGAGCTTCGTCGTACCCTTCGACGAGTCCATCCGCGCCCCCGACATCGACATCGGCGTCCACGTCGAAGACGTCCACCAGCGCCCGCACGTGTTCAGCCGCCTCGTCAAACGCTTCGTCTCGCATCTCGGCCGCTTCGAGGCGGTCCTCGGCGGCGCTGAGTCGCTCCCGAAGCCGCTCGGCCTCGGCCTGTTGTTCGTCACGTTCCTCGCGGACAGCGTCGAGCTCTGCACGCGTCTCGTCCAATTCAGCTTCAACCTCCTGTTTGGCCTGCCGCACCTCCATCACCTCGGCCTGGATGGTCTGCTGGACCGTCTCGCCCTCGTCAGCACTGTCGGCTTTCGAGAGCATCGCCTCGGCCATCCGGTCAAACGTCGACTGGACAGCCTCCTGGTTGTCGAGTTCCCGCTCCAGCTCGGCGATGCGATCCTCTTTTTCTTCGATCTCTGCGCGCAAGCGCTCGATTTCGGACTGGCGCTGCTGGCGCTCCGCCGAGATCTCTTCGAGTTGGTCCTGCAGGTCCTCACCAATCGACTTCAGTTCGGGTGTGTCCGCCTCGTCCAGTCCCGGTCGCGCGCCGGCGTCGTGGGTTCGTTTTCGCCGAAACTGCACGCACTCCGTTCGGTCGCGCCAGTCGGCCTGCAGGAAGGCCTGGCCATCCGCGAGGTCCTTCACGTTGACGCTGTCGACGGTATCCGTATCAAGGACGCGCCGGACGACTTTCGTGTCGTTCTCCCAGGTGAGGCGATGCCAGGCGATCCACTCACACTGCGTGATGAAGTCCTTCTTCACGTTCGCCGGGCGCTGGCTGATGCCCATGATGCCGAGCCCGCGCTTCCGGCCGCGCTTCGCGACGCGAATCAGCATCTTCCCCGTGTCGTCCAGCCCGCCACCCTCGGGGATGTACTCGTGACACTCCTCGACGACGAGGAGGAAGGGGCGTTCGAGGCGCTTCTCGCGCTTGAAGAGTTCGCGTGCCGTCTCGCGCACGAGGTCGTCCGCGGTGTCCTCGTCGAGATACTCGGAGACGTCGAGGATGATCGGCACGCGCTCCTCTAGGGCGAGGTCAGCAAGTTTCGAGGCGTGTTCCGGCCCCACCTGCAGGTCGACGTCGTCGCCGGCGCCGACGTGCAGAATCTCGTAGCGTTCCTTCAGGCCCCAGTACTCCCCGTCTGTGTCGACGATGAGCGTCGGGTGGCCGTCCTCGAGGAGCTCTTCGATCACGACGCTCGCCGTGTTCGACTTCCCCGAGCCGGACTTGCCGGTGATGAACGCCCGCCCGGTGAGGACCTCCACGGTCGGGAGGCGGATCGGGTCGCCGTCGAGGCTCTCCGCGACCGTGATGTGTTCGGGTTCGGTGTTGCTCATGTTTTCATCTCCGTGTCAAGCCACTCCCACTGGATTGCCTTCGCTTCGACCTCGTCGATAAAGTCCTCTTTCCAGCGCGTTCCGCCAGAACAGATGGGGTCGCCTGCAGGGCGGGTGGCGACGCCGATGATCGTCCACGGTGAGTGGCGCTTGATCTTCCGCATCTCGCCATAGATCGGCGTCCCGCAGTCGCTCTGAGACCGGTAGAGAAAGACACCGATCAGGTTGTTCTCACTCACGCTCTCCCTCCCACGGCTCCCCTTCAACGACGAAGGTCATTCGGACCTCGTGTTCGCCGTCGGAGTTCACCGATGTCCCGTGCTGCTGGAGTTCCATTCTGTCGTCGGCATCGACACGCGTCAGCAGTGGCGCCAGTTTCGAGCGACAGTAGTCCATCTCCGCGGCCCACCACTCTGTGTGCTCGACATGCTCCCTCCCCAACGCGTCGGCTATCTTCTCGCGATCTTCGTCGTTCATCCCAAATACTCCCCCAGCTTCTTCGAGTTCGACCCTCGCTCACGCACGTCTCCGAACGGCGTCTCTTCGACGGGGCGGATGATCGCGATGGTGTCGTAGGGACTGCCTCGTTCGCCCGCGAACAGGTCGTCGAACCACTCGCGGTCGACGTCGATGCGCTCCTCGGTGAACCTGAGGACGTCGTCCGCCTCGTCGTGGTAGGGCTGTATCTTCATGCCGCGCAGTTCGTCGTCGACAACACGGACGAACGGCCGGCTCCCGACGAACAGGTGGACGAGATTGGCGACGAGACTCCCGCGGCTCGCCTCAAGGACGTTCCACAGCGTGTCGGCATCCTCGACTTCCCAGTAGGCGCCGGCGACGCGGTTGTATCGCTCCTGCCAGCAGTCCTGGCAGAGCGGGTCAACACCGGGGCGACGCGTAAAGCCGTCCTGCTCGGGGCCCCAGTCGCCGTAGACGTGCAGATGAGAGTGTCCCTCGCGCTCGCGCCCGCAGTGGACGCACTCGCTGGGATCCTCCGGCCAGCCGTCGATACCATCGTCACTCATCGTCGCCCTCCGCCCTACGGGCGTATTTCAGCGTCCCATGCTGTGGACAGAGAAACTGGCCGAACTTCGGCAGTGCGCTGCGACCGCAGATTGCACACGGCCCCATGTCGTCCCCCGACTCCGGTTTGGGATGGTCACTCATCGCTGAACGCCCCCAGTGACTGATTCGCCTCGCGCCGGCGCTCCTGCTTCCGCTGTTCCCGTTCGTCGTCAGAGAGCCGCCCCGACTGCCAGCTCAGGTCCGCGGCGATCTCCGCTGCCGCGTCACCGGCTGCGTACCTCGCCAGCACTTCGCCGACCGTCGCCCAGAGCTCATCGTCGCTTGGATCGGTGCGCGAGAACACGGTCTCACCGCCGATGGAAAACTCGTGTTCGAGGATTACTGGGCCGTTTGGGGAGTCCTCGACGATGTCGTTGATGAGGAACGCCCGCTCGCCGCGGTGCTCTTCGATGGCATCGTAGTCCGGTTCGAGGGCGTCGTAGACGTCGTCGGTCGTGGCGTGTCCTTCACCGATATCGGGGAATCGATACCAGCCGACAGCATCGCCCTCTGGTTCGTCGAGGACCCAGTCGGCGGGACACGGGTACGGTTGCGGACCGCGGTAGCGCGTCCAGTCGTGTTCGGCCGCCCAGTCCGCTTCGGGGGCGTCCCAGCGGTTGATCGTGCCGAGGCGGTGCTGTTCCTTCTGGTCGGTGTTGGTGTCGTCACTCGGCATCGTTGCCCCTCCGAAGTAGCGGCTTACCCCGGAATGCGAGGATGCGCGTCAGTCCCTCGTCCGAGAACCAGTCCCACGTGTACCGCACCGTTTGCATCCCATTGGCCTCTTCCGGCGCGGGGTAGCGCCACGGCGTGATCGTCGGCGGCGACGGATGGATCGGCGCGTAGTCGAGGTCGACGCCGTCGTAGCCCGCTCGGATCGCCCCGCGGATCGCGCGCTTGATGCGACGTTGTTCGGCTTCGAAAGCCTCGTCGATAACGTCCGTGCGGATGCTCTCACTCGTCATCGTCGATCACCTCAAACTCGACATTCTCGGTCCCTTGGTCCCGCATGATCCGGTCGCCGCTGGTTCCGTTCGGATCGAGATGGAATTCGGCCTCGTCGGCATATACTCCGACAGCGAGGAGGTCTTCGAGCCGAAGGACGCCCGGAACATCGTTCGTCTCTATCACTTCTCTGTCCGGGCCGACATCCAGGACGCTAGCTGCTTGCTCCTCGCCGTTGGCGTCAAGGTAAACGACGAGGGCACCTGCCCCGATCCGCACGTGTTCACTCTGCATCAGCCATCGCCTCCAGTGTCTCCCGCATCTTCGACAGCGGTTCGTCCGCCGAGTCGTAGACAGTGCTGCCCATCACGACCGCCCGGTAACCCTGCTTCGGCGCGATCCCCATCGACCACTTCTGATCGGCACTGCGCTCGCGGCGCCACTCCGTCGGGACCGCGTCCAGCTGCTCTTCGATGTACGTTTCGAGGTAGCGTTTGGCCTCGTCGGGATCCGAGAAGTAGTTGATCGCTCGGTCGCTGCGCGCGAAGTCGCGGTTCACGATTCGCGTTCGGTAGACGTACTCGTCAGTCACTGTTATTCCTCCTGTTCGCTTTCTTCATTCGGCGGACCGCTGCAGCCGCATCGTTGCAGTCGTCGCAGTAGACCTCGCCATCATCCGTCCGAAACCCGTTCACGTCGACAGTAACTACCTTCCCGCAGCCATCACAGATCGCCATCGATACACCCCCGCGCCCAGCAGCGTGAACTGCAGAAGGGCGTCTCTTGGTCGTCGTCCTCGGCGTCGTAGACGGCGCTGCGTTGTCGGATCGGATCACCGCAACACGCGCACGTCAGCCGATGCTCGACGAACTCCGGCTCGTCGACGTCAGCAACGCGAAGCCCGACTTCGGGCGCGACTGTCTTGATGAACTTCCGCATCTCCTCGTTCGAGAGCTGTAGAAGCGCGCGCCCTCGGCCACCGAACTCGAAGTCCATCGAGATCTCGGTCTTCGTGCCGAAAAACCGAGCGTCGACCTCGACTGGCGGGTCGTGATCGTACTCGACTCGGTGTTCGTGATCGACTTGGCGGCCACCCGCCTCGATACTTACGTAGCCTCGCTCGGCGTTGAGCGGCTTGTCGAAAAGATCGACACCTCGTGCGTGTGCGCCCGTTTCGAGACCTTGGTCAGCCATTACTGCGCTCCCAATCTGTCTCTGGTGCGTTCTCGCCGATGCGCTGATACAGCTCTCCCAACTCGGCGGCTTCGCTGTCCATCCCGACAGACTCGCAGTACTCGACTGCTGTGGCGATGCCATTTAGGACGTCTTCAAGCGCCGGTGTCGGTTCGCCGCGCGGATCATCAACGAGTTCCCAGAGGCCACGGGCCAGCTTTTCGACATGGCCATGTTCGCCTAGGCGCTTGAGACGCTGGTTGATATACGACGAATCCTCTCCGAGTTGCTCGCTGAGGTAGCCAGGGGACGCCCGGTCGTCTGCAAGCTCGTCGAGAATTCGCTGATCCAGGTCGTTCAGCTGTCGTGGTTCCAGCATTAAGTGCTGATCTATGCTCACGGCACTTACTTCCTTTTCAAAGCTCAAATAACCAGCGGTAAGTAAAAGCTAAGCAACTAAGCTAAAGTTAGTATTAAGTGGGTGGCGGATAGAGATGTACGTGTGAAGCGGGACGCCTCGGAGAATCTGAGGCCGGTGCTTGCGACACCGACCCCGCTTCCCAGGAAGGAAGCAATGGCGACTATCACCACGAGCCGGCATGAACGTGCCGGCATCGACGAACTGACGACGACGCCGCCGAGCGCGTCGACGACGTCCGCTATCTCGACGTGGGCGACCGCGTCCGACTGAACGACCGCGCGAAGCCCCTCACCGTGACGGGCACCGATACTCGCACGCGGGAGACGGTCGTTGCGGGGCGCAAGGTCACCCAGCACGGCGTCGAACTCGAGGGCGACTGGGACGGCGCGCAGACCTACGTCGTGTACAACCGCGTCGACGGCTGGCGCGGTGTCGAACTGGCGGAACAGCGCTGTCTCGAGGACGGCCCGACCGGCGAGATCACGCTGGAGCTCGTCGCGATGGCCGACAGCGAGTGGAGGGCCGAGTGATGTTCGCGTCGGACCACGACGACGCGACGTTCTGCCCGGACTGTGCGCGCTACCGCGTCGCCTGCCGCCATCAGGACGGTGAGGACCGATGAGTACGACCCGACCGATGGCGACTGCCAACGACCTCCCGCAGACGCATGTGCGGGCGCTCACGGAGCCGATGGCGATCAACCAGGACGATCCCGACGCCTGGGGAGAGCATGAAGTCGCGGTCTACAGCGAAGATCGCCAGTACTTGGTGAACATCGAGATCGGCCACTGTGGCTGCCCGGACGTACAGTATCGGCGTCGTGAGTGCAAGCATATCGTCCGATGCAAGTACGCCCTCGGGGAGTACGACCTCCCCGAGTGGGTACAGGCGGATCGTCTTGACGACCAACTGCGACGCCGGCTGGAGGATAATTCATGAGCGACGACACCACGACGGAAGACAGTACTGACACGCTGACGCTGATCGCCCGCGGCCCGGCCGTAATCGAGCGCGAGCGGGACGAGGGCGCCCTGTCGGTGACGGTCACCGAAGACGTCGACCTGGAGGCCACGCTCGACGTCGATCCCGACTGGATCGAGAGGCACGGTGCCGTCCGCAAGGATACCGCCCTCCTGTTGCAGAGCGATATCGCGGAACTGGTCGTCGACACACTGTCTTCGGAGGACGCGAACAACCCGAACTACCGCGCCGGCAACGAGCGTCACAGCGAGTGGACGCTCACGCTCACCGGTCGCGTCGACGACTGGATCAACGTGGCCGTTCGGCTCGCCCAGAACCAGATCTCTGTGGGGCCGGACGCGAGGATCATCACGTCGGCCTGCCACATCATCGATGACCTCGCGGAGTTCTCTCCGGATGATAGGCCGCGTCTCGCGATGCTCGATCTCGTCGAACAGTACGACGTGAGCGACTACACGCGGGGGTGGCTTCTCGACGAGCTGTCCGGCGACGACAATCGCGACACCGGCGTCGAGGAGGTGACTGCCGATGCCTGAGCAGGAGCCTGCACCCATCGACTTCGAGACGGGTGTGCAGTACGCTCTGCAGCAGGCGAACGATCCCGACTCCCACACGGAACTCGACGCCCACACGTTCCACCCGAGCCAGATCGCGCGCTGCCAGCGCCGCGCCTACTGCAGCAAGCTCGGGCTTGAGGACCAGTCGGACATCCTCGGCATCTTCCAGACGGGGACGCTTATCCACGAGTTCCTCGAGGAGCACATGGCCGAGCAGTTCCCCCACGCCGAGTTCGAGACGCCGATCACGCACGCCGAGCGCGGCGTCCAGTTCACCGGCCGCGCGGACTGCTACGATCCCGAGACGGGTTCCGTCTACGACTTCAAGACGCGGAACGGCTGGTACAACTTCGACCCGCCAACGCAACGCCATCTCGATCAGGTGTACATCTACATGGCCGCCCTCGGTGCGGACAAGGGGCAGATCGTCTACCTCTCAAAGGGCGACCTAGAGGTGCGGACCTATCCCGAAGAGGGCTTCTTCGAGTTCGACGCCGAGCGGTTCGGCACGCTCGTCGAGAAGGCTAGTCGGATCAAGCACGCTATCGAGACCGAAGGACTGCCCAGCGGGCCGGATGACATCCCGTTCGAGACGTGTGACTGCTACTTCTGCAGTCAGGAGACGCTCGTCGACGCCGACGCGTTCCCAGGTGATCGCGATGCGTGACCGCCTCGAAGTCACGTTCCTCGAAACGCAGTCGAACGAACGGCGCCGGCGCGTTCTCGAAACGCGGGATACCGACACGGGGACCTACGACTACGTCGAAGGGTTCTGGAACGGCTGTACATGGGCTCCTCGCGGTCACGAGATCGTCACCGACCTGGAGATCGAGGGGACCCTGCCCGGCACCGCGATGCTCGCCGCGCCCGACGGCGGCACCAGTCTGCAGGCGATCCGCGACCAGCTCGAACAGGCACTCGAGGACGAGACGGACACGCGCTTTCACGTTCGGCAGGCGCTGCAGTTGGTTGAGGCAGCTGAGGAGGATAGCCGATGACCGCGACAGCGACCTGTCCGAACGGCTGCTGGGAAGTCTCTCTCCCCAAGACAGCAACGGAAGCAATGGTTCAGATGATGACGTGCCCCGACTGCGAGACCCGTCTTGAAGCCACGGAGGACGGCCGATGAACAAGCGCCAGCGCCAGGAGTTCGACGATCGGAAGCGCCTTCAGGACGCCGGGTGGAAGGTTCGGCAGCGCGACGCTGTCGCATTCAATAGCGGTAGTGAGAACCCGACCCACTACCTCTGTAAGGCACTCGTCGCGCAGGTGCTGAAAGCGCGTGGCTTCCGCATCGACACCGAGGTCGCAAAGGAGAGCGCGGGCGAGATCGATGTCGTCGCCTACGGGAAAGATGATGCTCCCACGGTGATCGAGGTGGAAACCGACCCGACCGAGGCGGTCATCCAGGACAAGCTCACGCGCTACTACGAGGACGAGCCGTTTCGCGAGGTGTTTGTCATCGACCCCACGGAGATGCCCGAATCGCTTTTCGAGGCACGCAACTGGGTGAGTGAGCAGCTATGAGCGGCGATGTGCTCCCTCACGAGATTCGAGCCATCTTCGCGGGCTGTCTGATCGGCTTTGCGATCGTGTGCGCCCGAAACTACCTCACCCGAGGTGGCGCCGGCATTCTTCTGGTAGGTGTCGTCAGCCTACTCGTCGGTACCGCAATCGCGACCCACGTCACGACGGAGGTGCGGGCGCTATGAAGGTCGGCTTCAAGGAACTCCCCAACATCCCGGTCGAGAAGATGGCGGTCATCGAGGCCGAGGAGTTCGAAATCGGCGCGTGTGTCGGCTACCGCTGCCAGCTGTGTGGCGAAGCCGATGAGACGCTCCGCCAGCTGTTCCACAAGTCTGACTGCGATCTCGCGGGGGTGCACGGCCGACGGTTCTTCGGAGACGACGCGAATCTCGGCTCCTCGAGCGATGGCCGACTCTCCGCGGAACCCGATCCGGACAACCCGCTGTGGCTCGTCGTGAGTGGCGAAACGGATCGCGCGGACGACGTCTACAACGGGGAGGTCGTCGGGATCCTCTGCCGTTGCGGGAATCTCGACGATGATGCCTTCGATATCGTCCACGACGAGAACTGTGAGCTTGCCGACGAACACAGCGATCTGGGGACGACCGACGTCGAGGACCTGCAGGGCATCGACGAGGCGGTCGCGGACGGCGGTCAGGCAGGGTAGCCCACCCAAACGCTTTCGTTCTTGCATATCGACCTGTCACGTGCCCGCGGGGAAGGCACGCAGTACTCCGGGCACCTAGAGCTCCACTCGCATTCTCTCACTTCGGCGCTCACAGAGAAAGATGCTGGATTCGTGTTACCCCACGAATCCGAATCGGCGTCTGAATTGTGGGGTAACTCACAACCCCACTCACTTTCCGGAACCGACCTCCCATCGTTTCCAATACTCCACACGCAGATGTTCCAGAATAGTGGGCGATTACTTTTCTGCGTTCACGGTCGAAAGCCACTGGCTCGCCGGCGAGCCACTCCACGCAGGCGCGGTTCGGAGAAGGGGGTGCCTCCCGCGCCTGTTTTCGCACCCGTTACCCCACCCGTTCGACTCCGATCCCCACTCGTGGGGTAACGATACTTCCCCGAAGCCCGCCCTTTCCGGAACCCCCCTCCCATCGTTTATGTTCCTCCCCGGACCACTCCGGAATGTGATACTCGACCGGCAAGTCCTCGATCCCACTGTCGTGCCAGATCAGGAGCTGATCGTCCATCGCGGGCGAGAGCTCGAGGACTGCCGAGCCGCGCTCGATTTGCTCGCTGACGCACCAACGAATTCTTGCCTCGTCATTCACGGCCCGCCAGGCACGGGCAAGACGATGATCGCTCGCGAAGTACTGCGACGCCTCCGCCAGCAGAACACGCTCCGAACAGCCTACGTCGACTGTTGGGAGCACTATACCGCCAACCACGCCCTGTACGAAGTCGCAGACGCGCTCAACGCCGGCGGCATCATCCACCGCAATTCAACGCCGACACAGGAACTGACTGCGGCGCTGCAAGCCCATCCAGAGCAGCGACGAGTGGCCGTCCTCGACGAGGCCGAGATGATCATCGACGCGTCTGTGTTCCGGACGCTTCGCGACGCGCCCAAACTGGATATCGTCTGCATCGTCAACGACACGGGCGAGCTTATTGAGGAGCATCCTGACGATGTCCGCGCGGCACTCGATCTCGCGACTTCGCTGCACTTCGGTCAGTACTCTGTCCAGCAGTTGATCGCGATTCTCTCCGCTCGCGCCGAGCATGGGATTCGGGATGGCGTGGTTCGCAAGCGGGCGATCGAACGCTTCGCCGAGGCCGCTGGCGGCGACGCCCGGCTCGGGATCGCGGCACTTCGAGCTGCTGCCGAGTCAGCTGTGGAGGCCTCGCGTGACGTGATCTATCCGCAGCATGTCGAGCCCCCTGTCACGAACGCCGCACGGCGATTACACCGGCAGACGCTGGACCGGCTTTCAGAGCACCAGGAGCAATTGTATCAGCTGATCGTCGATGCCGACGAGATCGAGCCGGGCGAGTTGTACGCTCGGTATGCCGACTCAGTCGCGGACCCGAAATCTGAGCGGACGGTGCGGACCTACCTGACGAAGATGGCTCACTACGGCCTCGTTACTGTTGAGGGCGCGAGTCGAGACCGGCGTTACACTCTGGACCGCGGGGGGTATGTCGATCCGGGCGTGGTGTGATTAGCTACTTGACGGGGAGTACGTGTCCACAGTCTCGTCGTTTATGATATATCGGAGTTCCATGTCCCCTGCGTTGATTGCTTGAACCTGAGACTGCGTGAGATCCGATGCCGTCGCGATTCGCCATAATACCTGCCGCTCGCTATTTGCACGAACGGTTATCTCTTCCTCGTGGGTTGCGGCCACCTCGCCATCAATAACCAACTCAACACGCATCGTGTTCGTGATCTCGCTATCAGTCGGGTTCGTGACAGTCGCATCAGTAGAAATCGTGTTTGATGTCGCGTCCATGCCACCATCAACTTCGAGCTGTGGCTCGGCGGTGAGCAGTTCTGGACCGACAACCACCCCAGCAGCGATCACGCCGACCACCACGATCCCTGCTGCGACATAGCGCAACGGCAGATTGATACCACCGCCCGAAGGCGCTGCGCCCCCTCCACCGAGATAAACCCCACCGAGGCCAGTGAGACCGGTCGGGAGTGCCACGGCAATAATTGGGATGATGTACTCTCCAATAGGCAAGCCACCAGAGGAGCCACCATTTGTCGTGGTCTGGCCCGCGGCGTCGGTGGCGGCGCTGCTGCCACCACCTGCACCGCCACCAGCGACAGCTGCGACCGCGATACTCAGCGCCAGGACGACGACGAGGATCATCACGAAGTAGCCAGCGACTGAGCCGAGTACGCCGGCGAGATATGACTCCGAGGTGCGTCCCATGCCATCACCAGTTCGAAGCCCGGAGATCAAGCCGATAATGGGGCCGAGCAAGAACGCCACCGTAAGAATCACCAGCACAAGAAGCCCGCTGAAGATGGCGCTTCCGGAACTCAGTTGCGTCATCGCGACACCACCAGTTGCCCCGATCCCGACGCCCGCAAGAGCGAATATCCCGACTACCTGACCGATAGTACTGAGTGGAACGCCAGACCCATCTGCCGTTTCGGAACCCGACATGGCTTGAGTGTCAAATGTGAGACTGATAAAGGCTTGCCCGTAAAGCCACGCTCTGAAGTTACCCCACGTATTCGAACACTAGTGCAACTCGTGGGGTAACTAACTGGCGCCCGGCGAGTCTTAACCAACACCCAACTGCACCGGGCCGCTCTGTTGGTTAACACTCCTTCAGAAGCTTTCCGGAACCCCCCTGAAAACGACTTTTTATATGGTGGGCGTAGCAGGATGTGATGGTCGCGTCACTCGGGCTCCTCGACCGGCTCAAGTGTCGAGGCGTCGAGCTCCTCGTCCAAGTAGGCGCGGCCGGCGTCAGTGATGGCGTAGAGTCCCCGAGAAATTCGTTCGACAAGGCCGTAATTGCGAAGCGAGCGAAGACGATCTTGGCAATGGCCAGCGCTAGGCCCGCCGAAATCCTCGATCGCCTGTGGTGTCAGATTCCCATGTTCCCTCAGAAGCTCAAGTATTGGGTCATCCGAGGGAACCATCCAATCCGCACGCTTCCGCATATCGTCTTTGTCGTCCGGGGTCATGCTGATAATCGTACCCATTACCACGTCTTTCGGCTTTATCCACCTTAATTACTGCTTAAATCTCAGTGTTCGATGGGAAACTCTCAGTAAGGTATTTACCACGGGCGACATAACCACTTGACGACCCGGCCCTTGCGGGTAGAAGGTGCCCGCCGTGTAGGAGCACGACGGGCTGGGTCTACTCCCCACGAGGGAGATTTGGAACGACCCATGACAGAATCTATCGAGGGTGGCAAAAAGAATACTGCCACTACGACGGACGCATCAGGTGTTAATCAGGAGTTAGAGAGTGCATTTCCGGAGGATGTGGTCCTCCGACGTGAGGGGCAGGACTGCGAGTTCTACTACACGATCCAGAACGGCACGCTCGTCGAGCGGGCAGTGTTCGACGATGGCCATATCGGCGGCGTCTACCAAGCCGGTCACGACGTCGACCCCGAGGCCGACGACATCGACGTCCTCGATCCGGAGGCGTGGCCCACCCGCGAGGATGACTTCGACACGGGGGCGCCCGTGTTGATGACCGACGGCGGCGGCTTCGACATCACGCTCAACCGAACCTTCGTCCGCACCGACGACGGCGAAGAGAAAGGAATCTGGAAGGCGACTGTCGACAACGCGCAGGCGTACCGCGAGATGGGCGGGGAGACGGCAGCCGGCGCGCTTCACGCACTTGCCCGCGAGTTCGAAGACAAGTTCTGCGAAGGCGACGGCGAGGCAGAGGAGTTGACGCGAGGGGGTGACGCGTAGATGCCCGAGAAGATCGTCCAGGTCGGCCTGTCCGGTTCTGGCGACGCGAAGGTCTACCACACGCAGGCGGACTGTTCGGCACTCAAGAACATCGTCGATCCCCAAGACGTTCCGGCCGAATCACTGACTGACGAGTGGCGCGAGTGTGGCTACTGTTCGGGCGAGCACGATCAACCCCAGCGAGACGAAAAACGGGTTGCTCGAAACAGATCCAGAAGACCTCGGACTGACGCCCATCGGAGAGCGGCGTGATGGAGGTGCGGCATGACGTTCCACGCGATCATCGCGGCGGACACGCTGGCGACGTATGTCGACGTGCTCCGAACCATCGTCGAAGAAGCTAAACTCCACGTCGACGAGGATGGCCTGCGGACGAAGGCGGTCGACCCAGCAAATGTGGCGATGCAATCCGTCTCGCTGGACGCCGCGGCGTTCGAGTCCTACGAGGCCGACGGCGGCGTCCTCGGGGTCAACCTCGGGCGCTTGGACGACGTGGTCGGGATGGCCAGCGCCGGCGAGCTGGTGCATCTCGAGCTCGACGAGGAGACGCGGAAATTACAGATCGCACACGGCGGGTTGAGCTACACGCTCGCGTTGATCGACCCCGATTCAATCCGCGCCGAGCCGGACATCCCCGAACTGGACCTGTCAACACATCTCGTCCTCGAGGGGCGGCATCTCAGTCGGGGCGCGAAGGCAGCCGATCTCGTCTCGGATCACATCGAGTATCGCAGCGCCACCGACGAGACAGCCTTCATCATCGCCGCCGAGGGTGACACTGACGACACCGAGTTGGTCGTCGACCAGGAGGACCTGATCCAGGCGCAGATCCCCGAAGCCGAACACTCGCTACTCTCGCTGGATTACGTCAAGGACCTCCTGAAGCCAGTCGATGACGATGCCGAGGTCACGATCGAGTTGGGCACCGAGTTCCCGGTGAAGTGGCACTACGAGTTCGCAACGGGGCACGGGGAGGTGACGTCGATGCTCGCGCCCCGTATTCAGAGCGACTAGTCACGATGTCCCACGAAGATATCGACTTCAGGCAGTTGCTGAAGCGATACGGGTCGCTGTGGCAACTCACCGGAACGGACACGTCCAACTCCCAGCACAAGCTCCACACGGCAGAGGACTGCGATGATCTGAAGAAGAGCGAGCGAGACGCGAAAGAAATCACTCACGCGGGGCAACTACCGCTGCGACCGGATCTCTGCAGTCGGTGTGAGGCGCGACCGTTCACGCACGGCATCGTGGTCGTCGGGCTCCCTGGTGCCGGAAAGACCGAAGGAGGGAAATTTGCGGCCGTCGCACTCAATGGCGCCCACGTCATCGAGACAGGCGGCGTCGTTCGTCGCGGCGCCGCGCAGTTTTACCAACAGGACGTCGAGGACCTCACCAGCGACCAGCTGGGTGAGTACTCGACGATGCGCCGCGAACGTGATGGCGGCGACTACGTCGCCCGCGACGTGATCGACACGCTCGAAACCGAGGCGGGTGGCGACGAATCCGCGGTCATCATCGGGATGCGGGATACCGAGGCGATTCCTGTCCTCGAGGACTATTTCGACGGCCTGCAGATCGTCTGGATCCACGCCCCGCATGACGTGCGCTTGGAGCGACTGCAGGACCGTGACCGGCAGGACGAAGCCGGATTCACGAGCGAGGACCTGCAGCGTCGGGACGGTCGCGAGTCCATGTGGGGCACGCCCGAGTGGGCGTTCCACGCCGACGTGCGGGTTCTGAACACTGGGACGCTGGATCATCTTCGCCGACGCGTCGAAACGGAGGTGCGGGGTTGATGCGAGCCGCTGTTATCGGCCTGCTGGCCGACGGTAGCGTCAACCTGGAACTCGAGTCGAAGTACAACAAGGACCTCCCAGCGATCCACGTCGAGGAGGTCCACACTCTCGACAGCGGCTCGATCTACGAGGGCACCGCCGCCGGGCGACATCACACCGAACAGCAGGTGGCGATGGTCGGAGAGGGCTTCATCACCGACGAGCGTGAGGAGACGACCGAGGAGATCGTCACCGACTTCGTCGCCGATCCGCAGGGCGGCTGGGTCGGCATCGACACCTCGAAAGCGGAATTCCTCTGGAACATCGTGCAGACCCAGACCGGATCGATGGTCGAGCGGGCGTTGATCGACGTCGATGGACTGGCCGAGCAGCTGGGTGGCGAAGAGACGGCAACCTGGCAGATCGGTTGGTCCGGTGGCGACGATCACGCTGGCAGCGTCTACCACGAGGATGCTGAGATGCACGCCGCTGAAGGCCCGCTGTCGCAGTTCGGGTTCAGCACCGAGTGGCGTGGGCGACCGATCCGTGGGACTGTGGCGGCGAGCGGCTACGTCGCGGCGTTCCACGGGCTCGAACACGCCGAGGCGTTCACGCAGTTCGTCCGAGATGTCGTGTTGCCCCACTGCAGTCTCCCCGAATCTGAGCAACAGTTCCTCTCCGACGTGGCGGGAGGTGATGGTCATGCCTGAACAGGTGCAGGAAACGCACCTCAATCCAGACCGCGGCCTGTGGATCCCGCCGCGGCTTCGCGAGTTCGGTCAGGGAATCGTGATCCGGACACCGCGGGAGACGATCCAACACTTTGGCGACGGTCCGATGGATCCGTACTACGGCATGGTCGACGAGCGGTCATTCGGTCCGGCATCGGAGTTCCGCGACGCTAGGAACCCAGATCTTGCTCCCGATAAGGTCCGGATCAAGCCGTACGGAGAGAACGCAGTTGAACTCAGAGTCGACCTGCCCCAAGGCGGTGAGTCAGCATGAAGGAGGCGTTCCGACAGGATCTGAAGGACGTCGTCGCGAAGCACTCGATGGACTTGTCGCCGGATGATCTGCGCGAGGCGGCCGATCGGCTCCAGAACGAGGCCGAACGCAGGGAGGACTCGGCGCTATGAGCACCGAGCAGACTCCCGATTCTCTCCGCTCGGAGTTGGAGACCGTCATCGCCCGTCACAACGACCTCGTGACCAAGGTTCCCGGCTACGTGGCCGCGATGCTCCTGCACGAGGCAGACGACATCTGCGGGAAGCACGGCGTCGAGATCGAGAGCATCGACGAGGACGGCGGCGCCGACGGCGTCTACGTCGTGCAGTTCGAGAGCAATTCCGCGTTGCTCGGTGTCTGTCGTGACCTCGATAAGCTGGACCGCCTCGAGGCAGATGTCGCGATGATCGACGATCGCATGGGAGGATCAGCATGACCTGGGCGCAACGCCGGACGCTGGTCCTGCTCTGCGGGTTCGTGGTCGTCATCGTGGGCGCGTTCCTGCTGACTGGGGGGCTCTGAGGATGGCCATGTCCGAGGAGTCCTCCAGTCGTGCAAGCGGGACGAAGTACACGGTGAGCGCGCGGATGCGACACGCCGCCGAGGCCGACCTCCCCGTCCTCACTGACCACGCCCACGACAAGTGGGATGAGCGGGTGCCGTCCGAAGCAGTCAGCGCCGAGGCCGCCCTCGAGGCGGCCACGCGGTTGACCGATCTCGCCTCGCATGGCCACTGGCGGGCTGCCGGGCGGGATCAACGTCTCCCCGACGCAGTATGGGTCTACCGCGGGATTCTCGATCAGCGGGCCTACACGGCCGCATTCGTCGAGCATTCCGGCGCGATCACGACCATCCTCCGCGCCTCAGAGATGACGCACCGCCCGATGGCCGCCTACGTCCGCACTGCGGCGCGCAGCCGGGTGAACCATCATGAGTAGTGAATCGATATCGCGAGATACGGTTGATGAGGCCCCGGTCGAGGATCGTCTCCGGGATCTGGAAGAGATACGGGAGGACCTCGAACTCGTCGCCAATTCGGAGGCCGCGTATGCGACGTACGCGGAGTCACTGCTGTCGAAACTGGAGGCTGTTGAGGATGCGTGAGTCAGTCGTCGGCTTGGAGGCGGAGGACGGCGTCGTCGCCGAGGAACCGCTCGATCCGCTGGATCGCGGCGCCGACATCTTCGGGGACACGTCGCTGGTCGCTCATCGCAGTATCGCGCTGCTCCTCAACGATCTCGGTAGCGGCGTGGGAGAGCGACTGGCCGCACCAGACACAAGCCGGTTCGTCGTGCGGCGTTTCCTTATCGCACCGCGGACAGACGACCGGCGCGAGGTCTTCGGGGTCGTCTTCGGAGACTTCGACCCCATGTGCGCGCGCGATTTCGCGGTCGTTGGCCTCCTGAAACACAGAGACGTAGCGTGCAGCGATGTCCGAGCCACGACTCCAGCCGTGATGGTCCTCGAGGTGGTTCTGGGAGACGTTCTGGGAGGCGAGATGCGATGCCGAGGACTTCCGGAAGTTCGACGGTGTGACCGGTCGCTCGACGCCGGCATCACGGGCGCGGTCTTTCAGGATGTCTCGGATGTAGTTGTTCGACACCTGGGCGGTGCTGTCGAGACGGCACCACAGCGGGTCGTCGTGACTGTCGCCGGGGTGGAGGGACCGCCACTGGTTGACGTACGGGACCGACGGGACGAGGACGGCCGAGCGCCGGCCACGCTTCCCGTCGACGGTGACTTGCAGGCCGTAATCATGGTCGGCGAACGACCCGAGTGTCATGTCGAACAGTTCGTGAGGGCGCGGGCCGAGGTCCCACGCGAGGGCGATCAGCGCCTTGTCTCGGTAGTTGTGGCAGGCATCGAGCATCGGCTTCACGTCCGACTCCCAGCGGAGCATCTTCGCGGGGTCGGGCGCGGGGTCATAGTTTTCAGGGTAGCCTCCTGGGACCCACGCCAGCGACTCGACGATCCCATCGGGGTCGGTGCCGATTTTCCCGAACTGGCGGAGGGCCACGCGATAGTCCTTGTTCGTCTCAGGCGAATCGTTCTTCGCGGTATTGACGTGCGCGACCAGTTGTTCGGCAGCGTCGCGATCGTCGAGGGCGTCGGAAAGACCGCCGACCTCAACGGCGAGTGTGACCAGTCGCATGAGGTACTTCTCGTGGGACCAGACGGAGCAGTACGAACTCCCGAGAAGTCGGATCTGGTCACTCATCGCCAAGAGCGCCTCGGCGTCGGCGCCGCTGATGCGTGGGTCGGGGACCTCGTCGACGTCCTCGACGTCGTCGATAGCACCCTCGTCGCCGAGGCGAGCGCGCAACCGTGTGATGCTTTGGTCGGGCTGATCGGTCATCCACGCCGACCCACTCAGTCGGGGCATGTAAACATCTGGTTCGGAGCCCACCCCGGGCACTCATCAAATTGTTGTCATGCCCACGTAAAAAGGCAGAGTGGTGACGCCCACTCGCCCGCGGGGGGTGCGTTGGCATGACGCCGGGCCTCACCGCCTCACAGCAGCTCCCGGTTACTGCCGACGTTCGTGTCAGGATAGATGGGTCGACCCCCGCGGCACTCTGGCAGGAGATCGCGACGGCAGAGCACTTCCAGCGCGCGCTCATCGACGCTGTTCGCGAGCTCCTCGTCGGCGTGCCCCATCACGCACGCCTACGGACGCTCGTCGATGCGGGCGTCACCGCCGCCGAGGGTGGATACGCATCGGTGATCGCCGCGCTCGGCCGGCCGCCAGAGACCGAGCGGCACCAGCAGGCACTCACGACGACCGCTCGGTTTGGTGCTGCCGAGGCGTCGCTCCTGGGCCACCTCGACCTCGACGCGATCGCGGAGGGGCCACTCGCCGTCCTTGACGCTGTCGAGCGAGTGCCGACCATCGCCGTGCGGGTGTCGGACGCGTTTAGAGACCGCAGACACCAGGCCCGCGCCGATGTCCTCTCGCTGCTCGCCCGTCTCGGGCAGGCCTGCGATGTCCGCATCGTCACAGGGCGGCTGACCGCCCGCTGGCTCGCTACGGAACATCGGGCACAACTTCCGGCGGCGTTTAGCGAGTCGGTCGGTGCGGGGCAGGAGGAAGCCCCGCCCATCGACGAGGCGGTCGTCCAGGCCCGCGAGGCGTTCGCCCCCGACAGCCGCGCGGTGTCGATACTCCGGCGACTGGCCGATGAGCCGGTCGAGACGCTCGCCTACAGCGAACTTGTCGCGGTGACAACCGTCTCGAAGAGTCGCGTCTCCCAGCTCTTGGGGCGCCTCGAGGAGTACTCACTCGTCGAGCGGTACGGCCCGCGGACTGACCAACGCGTCGACCTCCGACCAGCCGGATCGGCGTTCGTGGACGCTCTCGACGCCGATATCGGTCGACAGGCTGACCTCGATGCCGCGTTTAGCGAGACCGGACAGAAGCAGACACAGTGCCGTGTAACCCCGCGCGCACACGTGACCCCCTCCCCGGACGGCGCCGACGCCGCTGACGGGGCGGCCGGCCCGTACCGAACCCGCTACTGCAACCGCCCGGCGCATCATGCCGCCGCTGCGACGGCTGAATCGGGGTCGATCACCGCCATCGAGGCGCCCTTCGACACCGCTGACCCCCGGACGCGGTGGGTATCGTACAACTACTGCCGTGACGAGGTCGTCGTCGCTGTCCAGGCCAAAACACCCCTCCAGTATGTGACCAGCACCGCGCTGAGTTTAGCGTCGCCACGGCTGTTCGACCGCGCCCTGCCGGTGGATCGCCTCGACGACATCGACACGCCGCCCGAGATTCTTCGGGATGCGCGGTGCATCGGCGGCCTCTCCAGCGAGGCAGCCGCGGACGGGCAGACGCTCCGCGATGCGTTGATCGAGTGGGGCGAGACAATCGCGGAGTCGACGACGAAACTCCGTCGCGGAGATCACGAGCAGGACCGCGACCGCTTCCGCAGCGAGATCATGCGCTCGGCGCACGGCCTCGCTGGGACGATCATCCACCTGCTCGATGTCGTCGGCGTCGACGTGGTGCGCGAACTGCGTGTGCCGGCCGGCCTCCCCCACGACCGCCTCGCCGGCATCGCGAAGACAGTGAGCATCGCGACGGCCATCCAGTCGGAGTATGCTGACCGCACGCTCTACCGCCAAGTGTTCGAGCGACGCGAGGAGAAGCGAACGAGCGCCTTCGGCGTCGACGTCGATGCCGCCGACCCGCTGGGGCGGTACATCGGCGGGCTCGTACTCCGCGGCCCAGACGCCAATCGGCTTGCCCGGCACGTTGAGGGGCAACTCCCCTCGCCCGCTCCGGTCCACGAGGACGCCCCCGAAATCGCGGTTCGGATCTCCGTTCGGACGCCTGACCGCTCGACCTACGCCGAGACGGTCGCACGGATGGGCCGCGAGAAGCAGCTCGACCCGACTCGGGAAGCTGTCACCGTCTTTCGGGCACTCACTGGCTCACCCTACGCCGTTGCCGAGGCGATGCACGCGCTCGGTTCTGAGCCGGTTGCCCGTGATATCTGCCTCGACGAGGTCCGCGCGGCACTCGCGACGCTGGACGCTGACCGGTTGCTCCCCGCGGCGCCGCCGACGGTCGGGAAGACTATCCGGGCGCTACTGCGGTCGTCGACAGCGCTCACGAAGGCGGAGCTAGCCGAGGCGGCGGGTGTGTCGACGCGGTCGCTCCGCCGCCACGTGGACATCCTCGCCGCCCTCACGCTCGTCGAGGAGACCGACGACGGCCTTCGCGTCGCCCTACCGAGCCGCGAAGAGCGAGGCGACGCCATCGAGCCGGCAGTACTCGCGGATCGGCAGGCAGCCCGACAAGACATCCTGTTCGATATTGCGCTGACGCTGACGTCCGATGCCGGCCTCCCCGAGAGATTACGACAGGTGTGGACTGGCGGCTACGACGAGCATCGACTCCGAGCGGTTCTCCCCCGCATCGAGCCCTGGATTCGGGTCGCGAGGGCGCTGTGTGACGACCCGGATCCGACACCGGCCGCGATCACGGTGGGGAATCCGACCGCGCAGCAAGCGGTGCAGACTGCTACAGGAGGCTACACATGACCGAGTTCTGCGACCACGACAAGGGCTGGAACGAGTACGATGCCGACGACCACCCAGATATCGGCGGGCGCACAGTCCACGAGCGATGCCCGGCTGAGGACTGTGGCGTCCGTCGTCACCGCTGGCAGTCCCAGCCGACGCTCACGGACTTCACGGGAGGTGAGCCAGCGTGACGCGCATCACGGACTTCTCGGACATCCGCGTCGACCGCCCACTCGACCGCGAGACACTCCGGGCGACCGAGTGGGGCTTCCTCGTCACCTGCTACGACACGCAGTGCGACTGGCAGGGCCTGTTCCCGGATCCCAACCTTGCGGCGACGGCCTGCGAACGCCACTGGGATCACGAGCAGCGGTCCGGGGAGTGGCACTACGGTGTCCGGAACTACACGGTGATCGAACTGCTCGATACCGCAACCGCGTGTACGCTGGACCAGTCCGAACTCGGCCTGAGCGTCGAGGAGATCCGCCTCGGGACGACCAATGGCGGCGTTCGCGAGGTGGAGTTCCCGCGGACGACCGGCGACGTCTCCGAGCTGGTTGAGCGCGGTGATCGCGTCCGACTTCCGCCGGACCGCCCCCAGAAGGTGACGAGCGTCGTCGAATCGCGGAGCTACGGCCTGCCGGTGTGGTCGGTTGGCTACTGCGATGTCGACGACGACCTCCTCTCGGGGAACCTACCACCACGGGGACAGAACGAACTGATCGCCCGCGACGGGCAGGCCTACCCGTCGTTCGGACCCGATCCACTCAGTTCGCCAGCGTTCGAGATAGTGGGGCAGACGGATCACCAAGCCGACCTGGGGGCGTTTTCGGGAGGCGAGACGGCATGACCGACGACCTCCCCGACGCGACCGGCTTCGCCGGCTCGGCCGCCGAGGTCACACGCCTCGAAGGCGACACCGTGCCTGGCATCGTGCGGGGCACCTACCGCCCGGCACCGGACCGACACCCGAATACGGTGCGCGTCCTCGTCGAGGCCGAGGACGCCGACGGCCTGATCGACACGGACAGCAGCCGCGTGGAGGTGCTCTGAATGCAGACCAGCGACATCAGCTGGACCGACTACAGCTGGAATCCCATCACGGGCTGCTCGAAGATCGGTCCCGAATGCACCAACTGCTACGCCGAGACATTCTCGAATCGACAGGCTCAACGCGAGAACCCGCCCGAAGGAGCCACCGACAGGGCGTGGACCCACGAGAACGCCGACGAGAACGTGCAGCTGCATCCCGACCGACTCGACGAGCCACTCGAGTACAACTACCCGCTCGGCCCTGGCCGGGTGTTCGTCGGCAGCATGACCGACATGTTCCACTCCGAGTCCGATCCGGACCACGTCCAACAGGCGCTGGACCGCTGTGCCGAGGTTCCGGAGTGCCTCTGGATCTGGCTGACAAAGCGCCCGCATCGCGCCGCGGAATGGCCCCTCGACTGGCCAGAGAACACGATGCTCGGCGTCTCGGTCGGCTCCGGTCCTGGTGGCGAATATCCGAACACGACACACCGGATCGAACAACTCCGCGACGTCGACGCGCCGCAGAAGTGGGTGAGCTTCGAGCCACTCGTCGACCCCGTCGGCGAGGTCGCGCTCGATCACATCGACTGGGTTGTCGTGGGTGGGGAGACTGGTCCCGCCGAGGTTCGGCGCGAGATGGAGCACGAGTGGGCGCGAGAGATACTGCGGCAGGCGCGCGAGGAGGACATCCCGTTCCACTTCAAGCAGTCGTCGGGGCGCTACCCGCACGAGAATCCCGCGCTGAGCGTGCTTCGGGGAGGAGTAACGGTCCAAAAGAAGATCCGCGAGGGGCCGCCGCTCCCCAAGACCGTCTTGGAGGCCCGCGGGGGTGACGATATCGATGAGTGAGCAGTCTGTGAGCGATATCGAACGATCCGGCCTCCTGGCGGACGACCGCCACGGCGCCATCCTCGACGAGGATCGGGAGTACCGCTACAGCCTGACGCGGACGTGGGACACCGAGAAGCCCACGCTCGCGTGGATCATGCTGAACCCGAGCACCGCCGACGAAACTGAGGATGACCCGACAATTCGGAGATGCATCGGTTTCGCCAAGGACCGGGGCTACGGCTCGATCGAGGTCGCTAACCTGTTCGCGCTCCGGGCGACAGACCCCGACGAACTCCAGCAACATCCGGCGCCGGTTGGCGAGGAGAATGACGCCCACCTCCAGCGCGTATGTGACCAGGCGGAGATGGTTGTCGCTGCTTGGGGGGCGAAGGGTGGACTACAGAATCGCGCCGGTGAAGTCGCGCAGTTGCTCGACGCTGATCTCTACGCGCTGGACACCACGGTGGAGGGCCACCCTGTTCACCCGCTCTACCAGCCGTCGGATGCAGAACTAGAGCCGTGGAACGAGAGTCACCTAAAGCCGAACAGCGCGCAATCTGGAGGTGAATCTGATGGCGACTGACGCGGACCGCGAGGGGCGCCTCGACAACCTCGTAAAGAAACTGAGCATCCCACGCGATGAGGCGCGAATCCTACTGGAGAACCTGGAGGCCGAAGATGGGCAGTAACGAGGCCTATGCCGAACGCTACTTCCGAACGTGGGAGCGTGACGGCCGTCGGCAGCTGGACGGCAAGCTCGCCCTCGCGTTCGACGACTACGACGAGCGCCGTTCTAGCCGCCTCGGAGCCCTCGACTGGGACGAGCACCATGCCACCTACAGTTCTCGACAGTCGATATCACCCGCGACGAGACGGGCGCCTGGACGGTCGACGACGACACAAAAACCATCGCCGCGCTGCGGGAGCGGGATATCGAGGTTCCGAACATGGACACGGTTCCGCTCGCACTCGATGTCAACCAGCGACGAATGGCCGAAGTAGACCGCACCTGCCCGGCCTGCCACCACGACCGGCTCTGCAGCAAGCGCGACGTCGAGGGGGCCTATCCCCCAGCCGAGCGCGGGACGGCGATGCAGGCGTTCCTCGACTCTGAACAGGGAACCCACATGTGCGTCCACTGCCGGCGGTTCTTCGATATCCAGGTAACATCGACACAGTCGACGAGAGACGTGGGCGTCGA